TAATCAAATAAAAGATAATGATAATTTAAAAACAGCAAAAATTAGAGATACATATATAAAAAGAATAAATACTTGTAAAGAAAGAGTTAAATCTGGAAAAAATCCTGGGGAACCGCGAGTAAAAATTAATAAAGTAGATAAAGAAAAAGATTATATAAATTTTAACGCAGACAGTAATAAAATAATTGGCTCTCATTTGCAGGTAATAAATACTTTTATCAATGATTATGCAAATGAAGTAGATACATCAACAAGATCATCATCGTTAAAATTAAAAACTATAATGATTCAATCAATTAAATCAACATTAAATTATATGATTGACAAACAAAATGTAAAAAAACAAAAGAAACACGCAGTTAAATCTGCCAATACTGCAGCCCAAAAATATATACCAATATTGGATTCTTTGGATACACTTAAAATAAAATATGATGAATATATTGATGCAACCAATAAAGGAGGACGTAAACTAAGCATATTTAAAAATAAGAATGAATCATATGATGCCGACGCCTATGCCGACGAACTACGAGAACATAACGAATCATTAAATAATTTAGAAATTGAAATAAAACGAGGTAATTTTACAGATTTAAAACCACGTTTATCAAACCATATATCACTTAAAGCAGGTGGAAGAGGAGGAAAAAAAAGAACTCGTAAACAGCGAAAATCAAAGAAGAAAAGTGTAAGACGTTGTAATAAAACACAACGTCATAGAAAAACAAAAAAGAAATAAAACCTATGTTAAATGCATTTGCTTGATAGACATTTGTTTGGTTATCCATTCTTTATCCAAATCCAACATAGCACCACTATATTGTGTATTTTTTTGTTCAATATCACTATAATTATCATATTGCGTAACAGTTAATGGTGTAATAAGATACCAATAATCCTGCATTTGTAATTTCAACCAGTAACGGTCAATAGCATAATCGTGCTTGTTAGAAGGGCTTTGTATTAATTTCGCCAATCCTTCTTTGAAATTCGCGATTAATGTATCATAATACTCTTTTTTCACAATATATCCAGTGGTGGTTTGACAATAAAAAACACGAGATGCATATTCATATAATTTTTGAAAGGGTGGACAATTATTTCCACTAACAAGTAATACGTTCCAGTTAATTGTATCATTATCAACAAATTTGGTTAAATTTTGTTTAAATAATTCTGGATTAGTGAACGTAATATCATCTTCACAAATAAACACTTGTTCATAATCACGTTTTTTTGCTAATTCCAGACATTTTATATGACTAAGTGTACAGCCAACTGCTGGTGATTTCGGTTGAATTCCCACAACACGTTCAGCAGTAATCCCCATTGTATTAAATTCTTGTGTAATATGTTCTAATCTATCTTTACGATGGTCTAAATTAATAAAAAAGGTATGTTCAAATAAATCCATTCTATGAATTGTATATTATATATAATTCATACTACTTATATTTAATAGTTTTTACGTAAATATATACTATTGCGATATTTCTATTGTTTTCAACATAGTATCAATCACATCCTTAGATTCCCTACGAACCATTTGTGTACGTAATTCCTCATGCGTTTGTTGTAATAATTTCATATCATTTTGTAATACACTGACAGTTTGTGTTAATTGACTCATATTTTTCGTAATAGAATCCATATTCTCTTGTATTAATGCAATCGCATTATCTGGATTAACAGGTTCATCTTTCCATGAAACCATTTTTTTATCAAGAGTCGGCTGTTCAATCTCTTGTATTGAAATATTAATAGTAGAATCCGTATCTATATGAAGTTTGGGTCGTTCACCCTCACCTGAACGTTCAAGTTCGTTGGAAAGAATATCTGGTTGTTTTGTATGTGAACCCATATTAATGGGTGGTGGAATATTATTCATATCATATTCTCGTTGTTTGAGTTGTTGTTGAACCAGTATATCCATATTTTCAATAACCCCGTCATCATTTTTTTCTGCAAAATCCACATCATCCGGAACACTACGTTTATTCATAGCCGTATACTCATTTTGGCGTTGTTCAAATTGGTTTGCATATATTTCTTGTTGATTATTGGTAACAATCGGTGGTGTATTTATAGAATATGAATTAACCGCCTGAACATTCGGAGTATCATTGATAGGTGATGTAGGATTAGATGTGGAATTAGATGTGGAATTAGATGTGGAATTTGTTTGTTCCCGTATATTTTGAATCATATACGAAATTGTTTCTTTATTAACACGGTTTAAATCATTTACTGTTAATTGTTGGGTTCTGTATTGGTCGTAAAATTTACTTACGATTTTTTTAAACCACTCAACTTTTGTATCGGGGTTATATCGTGAAAAAAATGTTTGAATATATGAGTTTTTACTAATAACGTTCCATAATAATTCTTGATTTGCAGATACAACATATAATGACATGATGTATACAAGTATGTCATTATATCTATATTTGTTCGTTAGTTAATGTTTTTTTGTTTTGCGATGTCTGGATTTTGGTTTACGGTTGCGTGATCTTTTTTTCTTACCGCCTCCTGCTTTTGAATCTTCACTTGCTGGTTTAATATTTACGATTTCGTTATAAGAATGGAAAAAATTTCTAATAGGTTTTTGTTCATCTTTTGGTAAATTACTATTTTTAACGTAATCAAACACGTTTGTTAAAAAGTGTTCTACTTGGTCTTTTGATGAGAAAGTTGAGTTAAGATTTTGTGGAGTAATTTTAATATCATTAATTAAGAACCCTTTGCTATTTTTTTTCTCACTTCCAAATATATCTATGGTGATGCGTGGCTCACCACCAGATTGGGCGGCAGGATTAGCATCAGTACCATTATGCTTAGTATCAGTATCAGTAACAGTAGCAGGATTAGTATCAGCATCAGTACCAGTAACAGTATCAGGCTTAGCATCAGTACCATCAGCACCAGGAGACTTAGTAAATATGTTTCCCATTATATTATATATAAGTTATACTATAATGATAAAAAATTACGAATTAAAATATTTTTTTCTATAACGATGCATATATTTATCTGGTATTCGTTTATTCTTAAAAAAGTCTATTTTTTTCGTATAATTCTTGAATGTTTTCTTCTCGGTTTTGCTGGTTAACATAGTAACAATAAAAAATAATGAGTACATACCACATTCGTTGTTTTGATATTGATGTTCCATAGGACAATTCTCATAAAAATGAATGTGTAATGGATTTTCTAATAACAAGCCTTGTTCAGTAATACGTGTAACTAATGCTTTGATTTCATCTGGTATAGTTTCGCCATTGCTATCCATATAAAATATATATTGGTCTTCTAAATCAAGGAATAAAGAAACCCAATGAGAACCATTTTGTTTATGATTGTCTAAATTAAATACAATACCAATTTTCGTTTTTCCAGTATCAACATATGATTTTAAATCAAAAGTACAAAGTTCTTCCCAAACACATGTGCCATGATGTTCAGGTGGGCGTGTATCAAAATCAATAGGTGTTGGTCCAATAACTCTAAAGTTTTTATGAGATTTTTCATACTGTTTGAGAACCGCTGCAATATCAAAGTTGGAAAGCCATTTATCGGGGTTTTTCTTCCAAGATTCTGGGTGTTTCGGTGCAAAAGATTCCTTAATAAGTTTATTTTTCACCTGATTATCTGTAATGGATTCTAACCAACAATCCTCCTTGTCGCATGTTTTCAATTTATTTTTCAATTCATTCCATACTTGTTTAGGACTCGTAGATTTGATAGTATTTTGGCGATGTTGTGTATTGAAAGAATCCTTTAATTTATATAACACACTGTCAGTTAAACAACTAATACCAACACTGGTTTTACCCTTTGTAATAGGATTACAATTCATTGGTTTTATTTTTCTGGTTTTGGTAGTCTTTAGCTTTTTACGTTTGGTTGGCATCGTTAGTTATATAGTAGTTAGAAATTTTAACGTTTTGAAAACATACGCATATCATAATTCGCAATAGGTAGATTCCCTTTTTTAATAACACGGTCTTTTCCCCATAATGAACTGGTAGAAGGGTGTTGATAAGATGAAGTATCGGTGTCATCGTTCATAGTACCAAATAAAGTATCGTCCTCATTATCATATTGGTCATTATGGGAATTACATTGTCTATCGTTCTCTTTCATTTTAAAATGTCGTATGAGTTGTTTAGTATATGTATTAAATAATTGGTTAATATCTGTAGAAATTTGTACATCTGGTGAATCAATCATCTCGGCAGTAATTTGTAATATTTTGTTACGATATTTACGTTTATCATCAATAGTTTGATTATCTATAATAGCTTGTTCTGGATTGGTTTGTGCAACATATTTACGATAATGTTTTGTATTCATTAATAATGAGAGGGTTAACTCATCCATATCCGTATTGTTAACGTGACTATCTAACTCGTTATTATCCTCGTTTAACGTATTTTCACTACAATCTTCAATAGAATCTTCAGTTGAATCGTTTATCATACGAAGTAATGTATATGTTATAATAGTATTATTTAATTTAGTTTAGTAATTATAATTTCATGGCTATAATAATATTGTGCTATACTATATAATAGATTACATGTTACCTGGAAAACCAATAACTCAAAAAAGTGCGGATCAAACCAATTCGCGTAAAATTTTAAGCAAGTCATGGAACCAATCAAATGTAATAGGTACTATTAACGAGAAAAAACGTATACTAACCCCATTTAGGGCGGCAAACAATTTAGGTGATTTTCTTATACGTAAAAATTATGTATGTGGTGGACCTAACCAAATAAACCCTGGTAAATCAGGAACAAAAACCTCAATCGGCTCAATTATGAGTGCATGTGATAATTCGGGCGTAGAAGGTGCATCATGTAACCCCAAATTTGTTTCGGATTCGTCTGATTATGTACGTTTTCGTAAACTACGTGCTATGAATAAAAATTACACTGCATAAAATGAAATTATTCTAATATTTTCATTTAGATAATGCACCTTTACTTTAGATAAAAATATAATTTATATCACTATGTTATAGAATCATTGTGATATGTTTAAAATGATGTATAGTAAGCAAAATATAAACAATGGTGCATTATCAGGAGCAAAACCTATGCCTCTAAAAGATAGTACAAGTAATAATGAAAGTGCATTTAATATGTCAAGACAAACCTATTTGGAAACCGTTCCATCATCACCCATTTCCAATGCGATAAAACTTCAAAAAAAATGGTCAGGAAATCGTGATGCATCCCAAATCGTAGCAAATCGTCGTAATGTAGCAGTCGGTAAAGGAACATTAAATGAGAATGCTGGGTTATATTCGTTTACTGCATATAATGAAATAAATGTTCAAAGTACTGCATTACGCCGTGCTCGTGCAGGGGGGTCAGCCGCCCCGCCTAAAAAAAATGCAGGAAGAACAATTGCACCAACCCGTACATTTTCGCCAGTTCAATATTCCAATACAAATGGAACTGTAAGTAATCAATATATAAAGAATTTTTATGGTAATAATGCACCAGTGAGTTACCATTAATAATTCTACATCGGCATAAACAAATGATGGGTTGTGTTATTTAATGAAAGGGTATTGTTATATTGAACATAGACGATATAATCATCTTTCATTTTATTTGTATATTCATACGTGAAATACAAATATAGTAGATAAATACTGATAGATAAATAAAACATCCTGATGAGATGTATGATAATAATTATAAATAATAATTATAAATAGTTAATATCAATTTTTTTCACAATATACAATATATTGTGTAATGTACAGTTATTTAGTTGAATATTTTGGTGCTGCGTTCTTTATTTATGTAATCTTTGCAACTGGAAATCCTTTAGCAATTGGTGCTGCATTAGCCTTGGTTGTATTAGTAACAAGTAATATTTCTGGTGGACATATTAATCCTGCCGTGACAATTGCAATGGCTTCTGCTGGTAAATTACCTATAGATGAGGTTTTGCCATATTGTTTAGCACAAATTCTTGGCGGATTAACTGCCCTTCAATTATACAAACGTTATCAATTATAGGTACAAAAATTATGTAATAACAAATATTTTATTATATAATTTACTTTGTTTTGTTCATTGCACGAAATAATATAAATAACCCGACTAAAGAGAGAGAACCAATATATATACTGGTAACTCTATCGGGTATAAATCCTGTATATTTGTCTTTATCGTCTTTATCATCTTTATCATCTTTATCTTTTAAATCTATTCCTTGAATACTTGGTAATTTATCTATAATATGGGTTTCCTGAAATGCTTCAATAGCAACTGGTGTTTTTTTAGAAATAGGAGTAAATGCAGAACCAGATGATGGTTTCCATAATGTAGTAGATTCCATATTTTCAAAATTATCCATCAATGGACATTTTTTAACAGTAAAATTATCTCGGACTATTTTCCCATTACCTCCTGCATTTTTACGACGGGTTTCATCTTGTGATAATTTTGGGATGTTATTTAAAAAACTTTTCATCTTATATAAAGTAATTGATATTTTTATTTCATATAGATGCTAAAATACTTTTACATCAAAACAAAATAATTACATTTTTATTGTTTACATTTTTATTTTTAACATTTTTATAGCCTTCGTTGCAGCCTTTTTTGCATTTTGAGAAATACCCTTTTTAATTTTGACGTGTTGTTTCTCGGCAAGTTTTATTTTTTTATCGGCAAGTTTTATTTTTTTCAAAATTGTTCGTTGCATTTTATTAGATTGACCTTTTAATCGTGGTAATACCCGTTTACTGTAATACCGACGTATCTTACGTTCATATGCTAATAAGATTCGTTGTCGGTCAGCTGTTTTGATTGGTTCAACTATTTTTGTTAAATGGTGAAGTAAACGAATTAATATTCGTTTTATTTGATAGTCAAAATCAACACTGAATGAAGTAATAGTAGGAATAAGAGTGAAACAATGTTGTATTATATTGACAATGACGGAATGATATCGATATAAACGTTGTCTATCGCCAGCCATAATCATCCGTTTGGTAAAAGATGAAACCCGAAGTTCAACTTTTAATAAATTCAGTATGGGATGTATGTGTACACATTGTTGTTCAGCTTTTAAAAATACGATAGGTAGTAACAATGTGTTATATTTTTCTGTAATATCGTAATCATAATTATCATTTTTTGTGAACAATTGCATATAAATAAGTTGTTCATATTTATGTAGAAGTAGTTTTGTTTGGTTGGAACGGTATAAGTATCGTATTGTATTTGTTATTAGAGGTCTTAATATTTGCATTCGTGTTTCAATATCTACAAAATCATATATAGTTATTCGCAAATCAAGTGGTAACGATTGAATACATGTAGTCAAATGTTGATTCTGGTCGGCAGACATGTTTATGGATTATTATATTATAATACGTTATTATAATAAAATATTATATCAATTTTTTATCATTTTTAGAAATCTGCCTTGAATTCAAACACATCATCATCTACTGTTTTATTTGCAAGTGCATACTCAGAATTAGTTCTTTCAAAGAAATTTACCTTTGATTCCATACTAATTAATTCCATAAAATCAAAAGGGTTTTGTACATGATAAATTTTGTCATATCCTAATTGTAAAACCAAACGGTCAGCTACATATTCTATATATTGTGTCATTAATTTTGTGTTCATACCAATCATGCGGCATGGAATAGCTTCGGTAATAAATTCTTTTTCAATTTCAACAGCTTCTTGTATAATTTCATAAATACGTTTCTTACTTAATTTTGTTTGCAACTTTGAATATAATAATATCGCGAACTCAGTATGTAATGCCTCATCTCGTGAGATAAATTCATTAGATAACGTGAGTCCTGGCATGAGTCCACGTTTTTTAATCCAATATATAGAGGCAAATGAAGCAGAAAAGAAAATACCTTCAATTGCAGCAAATGCAACAAGGCGGGCTGCAAAACTACTACTTTCGTCACCTATCCATTTTTTTGCCCAATTTGCTTTTTTTGCGATGCATGGATAATTCTGTGTAGCTTCAAATAATTTGTTTTTTTCTGAACTATCCTGAATATATGTATCAATTAATAAACTATACATTTCTGAATGAATATTTTCCATAGCAATTTGAAATCCATAAAATGCACGTGCCTCTGATAATTGTACATCACCCATAAACCGTCCCGCCAAATTTTCAAGAACTAATCCATCGGAAGCAGCAAAAAACGCCAATACCATTTTAATGAATTGTTGTTCATCATTATTTAACTTATTCCAGTCATTCATATCCTTGGATAAATCAACTTCTTCTGCTCGCCAAAAACAATCAACTTGGCGTTTATACATTTGCCAAACATCATCGTGTTTAATAGGGAACATAACATAGCGGTTTTCGTCGGGGATTAAAATATCATCAGTTTGTGGAATTTCTGCCATAAACCTTCCTAGATATTATACATATAGATATTTATCTTGTTTTTATAATATAATAAAAATCATTGTTAGAAAAAATCATAAAAATGGTTGAATTTATTAGCGTTTATCATGTGAATCGTAAAACATATAAATAGTATATTTTTCCTTAGCAATATTGATAAGAATGCTGTAAAAATAAATGAAAACATTTATAGCACAATATGTAAAATCACGAATATTATTATCCTATCATACTATATTTAAGATATATGAATACAAATGATTTTCAACCGCTTGGAGAGCCGAAAAAACGTGGACGAAAAACAAAAAAACAACATGAAAAAGAGTTGATAAAAGAGTATCGTTATGAGAACCCCGAGGAATGTGAAAGTAATGTTTATACTCAAAAAAAGTTATATGAAAACATGCAGCATTTATCAAGTGTAGAAAAACACAGATTCGACCAAAAGTTTACACAACCCAAAAATGGACCACAGCGGGATTATCATAATTTATTAGGTCAACGCACAAAAAAGATAGTAGTAGCAACCGGACCCGCCGGAACAGGTAAAACACTATTTGCAACAGAAATGGGTGTCAAAAACTTTCTAACAAATCATGTAGAAAAAATTATTTTTACACGACCATCCGTAACAGTAGATGAGGATTTAGGGTATTTACCTGGAACATTAGAAGAAAAGATGGCACCTTGGGTTCGTCCCATTTATGACATTCTATATACATTTATATCACCAAAAGATGTGAGTTCATTAATAGAAGACAAAACAATTGAAATTTCACCACTCGGGTTTATGCGTGGGCGTACATTTAAAAACTGTTGGATCATTGCAGATGAAATGCAAAACTCAACCGTATCCCAAATGAAAATGTTATTAACACGTTTAGGTGAAAATACACGATTAATCATTACGGGGGATTTGGACCAACCAGATCGTCATGGAGAAATGAATGGATTAGACGATTTCTTAGATAAGTTTAAAGGAAAACGGTCATCCAGTATAACCAGTGTTGAATTTAGTAATGACGATATTCAGCGGGAAGAAGTTGTTAAAGAAGTATTGGAGATATATAGCGGTGATGTTCCATCCAGTTATCAAATCAATAATGATGATAATAATGAGAATGAATCATATAACAGCGATTAACAATAAATATTTACAAAAGTATAAATATTTGTGATATAATATTATAAATGAATAAGATAATTCCAACACATGCCGAAATAACGGATTTTGCAAAACTTACTTTATTAGTATATGAGTATGGTAAAGCATATGAGGTTGACAAGAAAACCACCATAGAAGAATTTGTAGCAAACGTTGTTGAAAAGAATGAACAGGATACTTGTCGTATGGATGTAATTACTGAATTAGCAAAATCGTCCCCTCATGGAAGAGTTCATAAATTTTTTAATAATCCAAATACAGATTTACAAGCGGGTATAACAATAAGTGAAACCCATAACAGAATTTGTGTTATTTTTCGTGGAAGTGAAAGTAAATATGATTGGTATTATGATTTGGCATTTTTTAAAACACAACTACATAATGATGTATATGTTCATGGTGGGTTTCATACACACCTACATGACGATTGTATGTATGACCAAATAACCATTGAATTAAAAGATTTATTAATGAAAAATCCGGATTATGATATATATGTAACTGGTCATAGTCTTGGTGCTGCGTTATCAACACTATATGGGTATGAACTTTCAAAAGAAATACCAAACAAAATAACGGTTGTTTCGTTTGCAAGTCCACGTGTTGGTAATACTCCCTTTAAAAATGCGTTTGATTCTCAACCAAACTTAGTACATTATAGGGTTACGAATAAACGAGATATAGTAACTGCTGCACCTAATATAAATTTCACACATGTTGGTATAAATATTACACTAACTGATAGCAAATCTACTATATTTTATAACTACGATTATCCGTGGTATTATTTTACATTTTTCACATGTTGGAGTATAAGTGACCATTCAATGGATGTTTATTATAACAGGTTAAAGAATAATATATGGACTCAAATATAGAATTATTATTGGTTTAGTATAAATTTATTTCGGTATATAAATTATATTATCATTAGAATGATGAAGAATCTAAAAAAAGTCATTTCAGGATTTCCTATGAAACGATTAATGTATAATCGCGGTGTGTTATATGCGTTGTGTTTTTTAGCATTATTCAATCTCATAATGTATGCTAATGCAAGAGATTTCAACTCTGTTATAACATTATTAATTGTTGGTCTTTTAGTATCATTTTTTAGCAAAAACATGATTGTTGTATTAGCGGTAGCTATGGGTGTAACTTATTTATTGAATTATACCTCTGTCAAGTTGATAAGTGAGGGTGCTGAAAATATGAAAAAGGAAGGGGTGCAGTCAGGTGAGGAACCAATTGAGGAGACCAGTGAGGAGACCAGTGGAGAAACCAGTGAGGAGACCACTGGAGAAACCAGTGGAGAAACCAGTGAGGAGACACCAGACACTGATGAAGATAAGAAAAAAATGTATGATGCATTACAAACGGATTTTAAAGATTTTCAAAAGATTCAAGACTCTATATTAACGGGCATGAAAGAGATAGACCCATTACTAACAAAAGCAGAAACGTTTATTGAAAAATTTGAACAGTACGGTAAAAAATTAGAAAAGAGTGCATAATAAAAATGATATTTTTGTATATAATTATTGTATACAAAAATATAAATAATATAGAATGTCTATTTTTAATAAATTAAGAAATGCATTCCGTACGATAAGTCGTATTCCCCAAATGATAGCAGACGCTATAAAAAATGCAATTGACAGCATGTTTAGGAAGGCGTTTAGTGGAATTTTGAAAATGATAGAAGACTTTAGACGGATAGTATGTTTTCTGGAATCATTAGGATTACGCGGTAGAAATATTACATCGGGTGTTGAGAATATATTTAATGGTGTAGCTAAAAAAGTAGAAGCCATTGGAAAATCATTTAAGGTGGGGTTCGACTCTACCGGTACATTATTATCATATACTGGTGAATATGCAGAAACCCGTATTGAATGCATAACAAAATTTATTAAGAACTTTTACAAATGTGCTATATTCTATGTTATACGAATTATTTGTGAAATAATATATGCAATTATAACATTACCAATCATTTTTGTTTGTTATTTATTCGGTATAGATTTTGATAAAATGGTATTTACACCTGTATCCGAAGGATTACTTTATATAGGCAGTTTCATTGGTGTTGATATAGAATTTTATTTGAAGTATTTTAGTGAAAGCATTTATGAGGATTGTTTTGCATGTAAACGATTAAAAGGTTCTGCACTTGTTAATGCGGGAAAAGAATGGCAAGATACGTTTGATAAGAAAATACCAAAGATTATGAAGGATGGTGGAGCAAAAGAATTTAGACGAGCTAAAAACCAATTCAATGAAGTATCCGTTCTTGTACCACGAAACCCAACCAAGGTTCATTAAAAATATAAAAATAATGTATACCTATAATAGTATAGATTATTGATAAAACATGGGTTTTGTTCAAGATGTTATAAATGGAGTGAAATACATGATTGAAACATTTAAACGTATTATTTGTTTTTTGGCTTCTGTATCAAAACGGATTAATAATATAAATGCTGGTTTTGAAAATATATTTAATGGAATAAATGCCGAATTTGATGCAATTGGAAAAGGTTTTGGAATGGGTGTTGATAGTATAAGTCTATTCGGTAAATATATAGGTGAGTATATTACTACACAATCAAACTGTGCTTTTCATTTTGCTGCAAATTTCTTTAGTTGTGTATTTTACTATATCATTGATATCCTCATTTATTGCGTGAAAACAATTATATATGGTATAGTTCAATTGGTTTACTGGATTATTCTTGCTCTTTTTAACGTAGATATCTCTTATGGAGAAGACCAGATAAAAAAAGCATTAGTTGAGGTAGATAAAATAACATCCACTTATTTAGGGTTATCTGTTCTTGATATCCGTTGGCCAAAATCAATAAGAGACAAATGTTATTTATGTAAACGTTTAAAAACGTCAGCAGTTAAAACGAAAGCAACTGATGTAAAAATTACATTTAATGAAAAAATACCTAATTTATTTGGTAAAAGTAGAGGAATGATGCGTAGAGGACGCCATCAATTTGAAGAAATATTTAAACTTTATGTACGAAATCCAGCCGAAGTATATTAGTTTTTTTATCACAATAGAATATAAATGGGTAAAAAGTGTGTCCCAGGACTTATATGTATTGAAAATATGACATTCTTTTTATTAATTCTGGTTATTTTGCTTTTTATATATATTTGGTATAACCAATACCGTATTCATCAAAAAACATCCAATAATACAGGCGAAAAAGTAGTTTTAGTTAACACCAGTTCTAATATACCTCAAATGGTTCCTATTGCAAGTAGACAAGATATTTTTAATGACCCGTATTCTCCTCCTGGAAAAAATCCCGTTGTATATCCACGAAATTCAGGAGATGTAAGAGGTATACCTGTAAATGTACAAACACGGGGTGTAGATAATGATTATCAACAAATGGGTATTTTAACTCGATCTAATTATTCGGGTGATGAAATGATTTTACCATTAATGGGACGCAAACACATGTCTGGTCGTGATAAATGGCAATATTATACGATATCTGGTACTGGAAATTTAAACACAAAGTTGCCTATTAGTGTAAATGGACGCAGTTGCACAAGTGAGTACGGTTGTGATGATATTTATAACGGGGATGTTGTATATGTTGAGGGTTATAAAGATACCTTCCATGCCACTATTTATGAAAACAATCAATTTCATTATATACCAGTATAAATGACAATGCAGACAAATAGTAATCAATATATTCATATTTAGAGAATATTGCATATAAACAAAAATTAAACTATATGTTTATTATATAGTTTACTTTGGCATGTCATATTTTAACATAAATGATAATAATATTTCAACGGAAGAAAAGATAACATACATATATAGTGGAGTTTCTATTAATCGTCGCGATATTATCACCCTCACCAATGATGATAATAAAAATTCCATAAAAAAAACAGATTTACCCGACGTTGATGGTAAGAGAATACCAGTAAAGAATACGTTTTATCAAATCAAATTAAGAAATAAAGAACCGAATTTTATCTACGGCGGGTTATCTCCTTCATCATATACTGCAAAATCTATTTATTTATTTGGGTTATTGCATCGCAACATTTCAGGAATATCGTCAAACGATAAATCTAATATTATTGGTGAAATTGTCATTGAACATACTAATCATAACAAACAATTGCAAAAAGTATATACGTGTTTTTTAATTAAAGAGACTAAAGAGACTGACGTTACTAAGTTACCAGCTGGACAAACCGAAGAAGATATTCCGAATAAATCTATTATGAATAAATCTATTGATGGGTTAATACCATTAATTAATAATAAGTTAGCCCCCGAATATACATTTGATTTATCAAGTGATATTCCTACACAGACACATTCTATCCATTATGTTGATAAAACGAATCATATTTTTGTCTTTACCAATCCTATTGAAATTAATAAAGATACTGCCAAGTTTTTTAAAAACGAAGTATCTCATAAAACAAATCTGTTTAGTATTTATCCGACTAATGATAGTAGCAACAAAACATTATTTTATGGTAGTGAGACTATCCTATTAAATGGAACACCCTCCAATACAGATGGATTTCGTTTAATGGAAGGTATCGATGAAGACGATAATGCTGCAGAAACGAATGATATTTGGATAGATTGTTCACCTACTGGTGAAAGTGATGATACAGTTCAAGCATTAAGAAGTATACCGGTTGATAGTGAGTATAGTAAGCATAAAGAACAAATTGATGGGTTTAAAATGATTACAAACTTTTTCATGTTTATTTTGATAACATTATTAGCATTTTTTATGGTTCCAAAGTTATATAAGTCAATTATTGTTGACTTTTTTAATAAATCTGCTGCTCCTGGTGCTGCTGCTTCTGATGTTCATGTTAAAATATTTCATGCAGATATGGCAATGATAATGATATTTCTTTTAAATTTTATTGTTTCTTTTGCTTCAATCAGTATTTATTATATAATGTTTATAAGTTCAATTGCATTAGTCAGTTATGCACTTATACAATTTAACAAAACACAGACAGCATTCATGACAACTGGTACAACAGATGCACCTTATGCAACTGATGCTACATTCCAACCAGAAAATGCAACGTATACGGGGGGGTTCTCTATAATTTTGGCGATGTTCATAGCTCTCGGTAACGAAGGTAATAATAGTAAATATAAACTAATAATTCCATATCTATTATTTGTCACACTATCATTTTTTATTATATTATCAATTAATTATGCATTTGAATACCAGAATGCAGGTGAAGACAAGAAAGACGACGTGAATTATTTTAATGGTGTAACATGGATAACACCCCTTGTATTAAGTTTATCAGTAATTAGCCCAATCATAATGCTTGTGATAAATAATAAGTAAGAAAACACTAATATAAATTATATAATTTCAAATAATGATATTACATAATTAATCGTTTATTGATACATAGAAGCACTTCCAACATCATTAGATACTGGACTGAATCCACTGCTTATAAAACGAGCAGGTTCACTTTTGCCAACAGGAGCCATCATATCAATCATTTGCTCCTCTAATGTTTCCTTTTGAGGTGGGTTCATTTTCTTCATTTTTTTATCTTTCTTTACTTGTGTTGGTGTATGTTTCATAATAACAGCTTTACCAGTAACATTACTGCATCTACGAAGTAATTCATATCCGGCAAAAAGGTATAAAACAGCAAGTAACGGGTTTGCATAAAGGAATAGGTATACAGTCACTGCAAAAACACCTACCATACCGATTGGTCCGTCAATCATACCACATAACATACTGGGTGCCTCAATGGGCATAGCAATGTAAACTACAAGCAAAAAGGCTAAGCCCATTTCTAATTGTGTCATGTTTTTTAGGAAACTTGGTGCTTTCATTTTATATACAATAGTATTATATTTTGTGCTTTGGAAAATTGAATTAAAAAGTCCTAAATTACTATATACATCTACCTTTAACAATAGTATGAAGAAAAACTCGGGATATTCAAAGGAATCGCGAACCAATCCTGTTATTCTTACAACAATTGAACGAGAGAATGTTCGTTTAAACTCCTATATCGGGAAAAAGGGGTATACAATCCCCAAAGCCGAACTGCCTAAAGGTGAAGAAGCATTTTTGAAAAAAGATTTATTTGTAAAACCGTTTGTTCCTGGCGCACAATTTGGTAATCCCAATGACCAATCTACTGCATTTCCAGTATATAGGGAAAATAATAATAAACTGTATTTACCCAGATTTTATGGAATACAACGATATGGTGTTCCAGATAGATGTGATATTGAACCTGGTGATGATATAGATGTTCCATTTGAACTTGCGTTAAGGGATTATCAAAAGAATATTGTGGATATTTATTGTAATCATGTATCTAAACCTTTATCCAAAGATAATGCACAATGTGGAGGGGGGGGTATATTGGAGGTTTACTGCGGAGCTGGTAAGACGGTTATGTCACTGAATATCGTCTCAATAATAAAAAAGAAGACATTAATATTAGTGCATAAAGAATTTCTTATGAACCAATGGATAGAAAGAATTAAGGATTTCTTACCAACTGCTCGTATAGGTAAGATTCAAGGACCTATATTTGATATAGAAGATAAAGATATAGTGATAGGTATGATACAATCATTGTATGATAAAGAGTATTCATCAAATGTATTTTCATCATTTGGATTAACCATTATTGATGAGGTACATCGTATAGGTAGTGAACAATTTTCGCGTACATTATTTAAAACCATTACACCATATATGCTTGGTATTTCAGCAACAGTAGAACGTAAAGATAAATTAACAAAGGTATTGTATATGTTTATTGGTGGTAAAATATACGAATCAGCCCGTAAAGAGGTAGACCCGGTGTGTGTTAGAGCAATAGAATATATATCTGCAGATACAGCGTTCAATTATGTGGATGTAGATTATCGGGGTAATACAAAATTCAGTAGTATGATTGTAAAATTATGTGCATTTGGACCACGCAGTGATTTTATCGTAAATGTATTAAGAGATTTATTGGAGGAACACCCAGAAAACCAAATTATGATTTTATGTCAAAACAAATCCTTGTTAAATTACTTATATGAAGCGATTAATTATCGTGAAATCGCCAGTGTTGGTTATTATATTGGCGGAATGAAACAGGTTAAATTACAAGAAACAGAAACAAAAAAAATAGTATTGGCAACTTATGCAATGGCAGCAGAAGCACTTGATATTAAAACATTAGCAACATTAGTCATGGTATCACCCAAAACCGATATAGTTCAATCGGTTGGACGTATTTTGAGGGTAAAACATAAACATCCTATTATCGTAGATATTGTAGATATGCATGAAAATTTTCAAAAACAGTGGTTGCAGAGAAGACGGTATTATAAGAAATGTAATTATCGTATTAGAATGACGGATTCCAAAAAATACACAGATATGATGTTAGATTGGGAAACAGATACAACGTGGAAACGTGTATATGAACCAAAGGAAATAGTAGATGGTGGGGGTGAGGATGAAGAAGATATACCTGTAGTAAGAAAATGTTTGATAAATGTAGAGGATTGTTAGAATAATTTTGATAAATTACATAAGTAATTTATCGAAATAATGAAACCACGTTCAATAATGATTTAGATAGTTACATGTTCTGGACTATCTGAATATACAACTTTTGTTACTAATGGACAATTTTTTTGTAAAGAATCTGTAATATAAGTCATAATATCTGTTATTGTTTTAAATTCAATAATTACATTATGAATTATTAATTTGAATATATTGACTTTTTTTAAAATGTCAATCTTTGATATTATTATTACAGTTGAACCAGTCATATTTATTGATTGTATTAATTTAGTAATATTTAACCAATTAACTGTTCTGGTTCTACCTGTAGTGGTTCCAATTTCATTCCCGACTGTTCCAACTTTAATTAATTCTGGGTCATCATGTAATTCATCGGGAAAATCAGGGTCATTACCAGCTCGTGTATCATATATTTTTGCAGCCCCATATATTGTATTAATCAGTTGAGGTGGGAATCCAAGACTACATGCGGCATACGGTAACGTTGTAGATGAAGTAGTATATGGATAATTACCTTGTGTAATATCTAACCACACACCTTGTGCTCCTTCACATAAGATAGTTCCGTATAATTTTTCGTCCCATAAGTATGGTTTAAAAAAGTCAACGTCTTTAACTAATGTGCCAAATCTGGCATATTTATCACGGTAACAAGGCGCAATTCCTTTAGCGGTAGAGCCTTGTTTACGATATAATTTAATGTCTTCTTCAATATGTGTATCAGTAATAACATGTGCTTTTGGTGAAATTTTAATACAATTTGTATTAAATCCACATTCTTTTAAATAATTAAGTTCTTCTATAAATCCATTTTGATTTACAACACAATCCGGACCAATAATTGATGGTATATTATAAAAAACACCAGCTGGTATTAAATGAGTTTTGTATTTTTTTCCATCAATATAAATAGTATGTCCTGCATTATTTCCACCCCCCCATCTACATATCATATCATACTTACCCGATTTGGCTAATGCTGACACGATTTTACCCTTTGCTTCATCACCCCAAGCTAATCCACAGCATATGTCTACGCGTTTTAAATTCATAGTATTTTATATTTTATATATATATTAATTTGTTTTGACTATCAAATTAATTTCAGTATATACCCGTTTTGTAGGGATATTATCAATAATATTCATTTCGAATGTATACATTATATATATGTTTTTTTACTTTTTGACCAAACGAATGTAAATAATATTTTTAGAAAATATAAAGAATAGTCATTACTACTATATTAGATATGTGTGGAATTTTTGCATTATTAAATAATGATGGAATCCGTCTTTCGCCGAGTTATATTGAAGAAGAATTTATGATCGGCAAAAAGAGAGGACCAGAATTTTCTAAATTGTCACGGGCAATGGTGGGTCTTGACTTTGGATTTCATCGTCTTGCAATTAATGGACTAAATGATATTTCACACCAACCAATACAATATAATAATATTACGTTGATTTGTAATGGAGAAATATATAATTATAAAAAATTATATGAAATGATGGAAGATGTGTTTCCACATACTGATTCTGATTGTGAAGTAATTATTCATTTATATCTAAAATATGGAATAGACCAAACATTACAAATGCTGGACGGAGTATTTGCGTTTTGTTTATTGGATAATACAAACCCTGGCAATGACTCAAAATTATATGTTGCACGTGATCCGTATGGTGTGCGTCCATTGTATATAATGAAACCACTGTTTGAGTCAACCAAAAAAAACGTGGATAATATATACGGATTTGCGAGTGAATTAAAGGTTCTTTGCAATATTAATGAGCGATTAAATGTTGAAAATAGAATTAAAAATGATATCTGGATATTTGAACATCCGTCTTTTACTAGGAAACATCCGCATTTTACTATAGAACAATTCGTTCCGGGAACATACAATATATTTTCGGTTCCGTGTGATAAACCATCAAATTGGACGTTGACACAAAAAACACGATACCATTTGCCTGGATTCCGAAGTTGTTTATATAACAATAATTCAAATGTGGGTTATATTATTCCCCAAATACAGTCTTATTTGAAAAGTGCTGTTGAAAAACGGTGTGTAAGTACAGAACGTCCAATTGCGTGTTTGTTGTCTGGTGGGCTGGATAGTAGTTTAATAACCGCACTTGTGAATGAGTACCATACAAAACATAATCTTCCAAAATTAGAAACATACAGTATTGGACTGGACGGTTCGGAAGATCTAAAAAACGCAAAGATTGTTGCTGAGTATCTGGGAACAAATCACACTGAAATAGTATTGACAGAACAAGCTTTTCTTGATGCGATACCCGATGTTATTGAAAGTATAGAAAGTTATGATACAACCACCGTTCGTGCGAGTATTGGCAATTGGTTAATTGGAAAATATATTTCAGAACACAGTGAAGCAAAAGTAATATTCAACGGTGACGGCGCAGATGAACTAATGGGTGGATACTTATACGCAAAATATGCCCCTTGTAGTATTGAATTCGACAGAGAGTGCCGACGTTTATTAAAGGATATTCATACTTTCGACGTATTACGTTCGGACAAATCAATCTCATCGCACGGATTGGAACCACGCACACCTTTTTTGGATAGAGCGTGGGTCGATTTCTATTTGTCTCTCCCGCACGATATTCGTTTTCATGGAGGAACAGATAAGATGGAGAAATATTTGGTTAGAACCGCATTTTCAGAACGACATTATAAAACGGAAGATGGAAAACAAATATTACCAGAAGGGGTATTATATAGACGCAAAGAAGCGTTTAGTGATGGTGTATCAAAACAAACTCGGTCTCTGTATGAAATTATACAAGAACATACTAAAAAGATGATAAACCCGTTATTGGAAAAAAATTCATTTGATGATATTGAAGATGATAATGACACAATACCAAGTTATGTCTTACAAATGTATCCGGGAATGACTAAATTGAGAGGACACTTGCTACCAACAACTACCGAGCAATTATACTATCGTCAATTATTTGAAAAACACTACAGTGGCTATGGTGAAATAGTACCTTATTTCTGGATGCCCAAGTATATTGATGCGAATGATTCGAGTGCTAGAACACTACCCATCTACAACGCGAAACTTGTAGATGAAGAGTAGTTTTTCATAAATTTGTAAAGGAAATATTTTTACAAATTTATTCAACGAATATGTATTATGTAATCAAATGGGTTAAACCTAATGTATTATAACTGTTATATAATGACTAAAATAGAATTTGGTATAAAATTAGATTTTAATAATGTATTAATACGTCCAAAAAGGTCAACATTAAAAAGTAGGTCAGATGTAGAATTAGAACGAAAAATTAAGTTTAAACATAGTAATATTGAATGGGAAGGTATCCCAATTATGTCTGCAAATATGGATACAACTGGAACATTTGAAGTTTATAAAGTTTTATCAGAATATAATATGTTAACAATATTACATAAGTTTTATAAATTGGAAGATTATGCTACTCATAAAACAGATTTAAATCCTAATTTATTTGCCGTATCTACTGGTATTTCGAATGATGATTTTAATAGATTAGTAGCAATAATGGAGATAGTAGATAGTAATTGGATTTGTATAGATATTGCTAATGGATATTTGGATGGTATGGTAAGTTTTTGTAAACGCGTTAGAGAACAATATCCAGATAAAATTATAATTGCTGGAAATGTTGTTACTCGTGAAATTGTTGAGGAATTAATATTGGAAGGTAAAGTGGATATAGTTAAAGTTGGTATTGGACCTGGTAGTGCATGTACTACTCGTTTAAAAACAGGAGTAGGTATGCCACAATTATCAGCTGTATTAGAATGTTCTGATGCGGCACACGGTGTAGGTGGACATATTATATCAGATGGTGGTATAACTTGTCCTGGTGATATGGCGAAAGCATTTGGAGGTGGTGCAGATTTTGTTATGGTTGGTGGTCAATTCGCTGGACATGACGAGAACCCAGGTGATATAATTGAAGAAAATGGTAAAAAGTTAAAGTTATTTTATGGTATGAGTTCAGAAACAGCACAAACGAAACATTATGGTTCTATGGCAAAGTATCGTTCTTCTGAAGGACGTGTATTAAAAATACCTTACAAAGGGTCATTATATAATACAGTTGCTGATTATTTGGGTGGTTTACGAAGTACATGCACATATATTAATGCATCATGTATAAAACACATGTCAAAATGTACTACATTTATGCAAGTGAATCAACAAGTAAATAATAGTTTGGTATGAAAATAATATATAAAATATTTTTCTATTCTATATAAAAATAAAAATATGTTTATATAATACCTAACATTAATGGAAACAAAAAACAGATCCGATAGTGTTGATAGCCGTTCGTATAGTTTTGATAGTACCGATTCCAAATATAAAATTACTATTAAGAAAATAATAAAAAGACGACGAAAACGAGAACAAAACGTTGACGTTATTGCTAAGTCACCCAAACCTGACATAACTCTGTATTTTTCTCAATACGAATAATTATTCCATTGTCAATCAAACATAATAAAAGTTTGAAATCAACTGATTTAGATATACTCATAGCATTGTTTTTGTTCTATGTAAATTAAAGTATCCGCATATTCTATATTAATGGACTCCCACCAAAAACAAACCATACAGGACGGAATTGACGCATATAGAGATTGGCGTAATACTCATCATGACACGCGTACGAATGAAGAGAAAAACGCCATTCGGAAAATTATACAACAACGGTTTGTTGATTGGAAGAATAAACAATTACGTTCCGCGAAATTAGGTAGTCCACTACAGCGTGTTTACAAACGTAGTGTAACACCTTTACCTGTATATACGGGTTCAATCCGTAAATCAAATGGTGGTAAACTCCCACATTATAAGAAAGGAGGAAAAGCAGAAAAACCCACCGATAATAATAGGAGTGCCCTTCCTGATCCAGCAAATTTGGGTTTTATTCAACCGCCTCCAGGTGAATATTACGATGATGATGATTTTGATGATGATGATTTTGTTGATGATGATGATTTTAATGAATTCGTGAGGGATTTGTATTCTACAATACAACGATGTTTACGATCTGCAGAACAATATGTAGAAGAAAATCATGATTCAATAAACATAATGGATGGGTTTATGTCAACAGAAAAATACGTTTGTCGGGATTTAGTAGGGTTACTCCAATGGTATAGTGATACAATAGGACGTTTAACAGGCGACGATAAACCGAATATATATAGTGATGTATTCAAAGACCTCAATGACAATTGGTATAAACAACGAGAATCTCACCATGGAGATGGAGCCGATGTTAATATATTAAAATTTTATAGAAAAGTTCGTCTTGATATATTACTAAAAATACGTCAAGCATTTGGCATTTATCAAACACTACCGCCACTGCCACTGCTATTACCACTACCACCACAAGATGTAGGTGGAAAAAGAAGAAAAAAACAAAGAATGACCAGAAAGAAGAAAGGTTCTAGAGGAGTAATAGGTATTCCTGCTACTTTAACTACACCTTCCAGAAAACAAAGGAAAACCAAAAGACCGAATCAATCAAGAAAACAAAAGAAAACCAAAAGACCTAAGCAAACCAGAAAACAAAAGAAATCCAAAAAATAATTAGTATTTACTATTATTATATTGCGTATTACGGTCTAATACTGCTTTATTAATAGCGTCCAAGTAAGCGTTTTCTTTCATACAAATATATGCACGTTGTTTATTAATACGTAATATAGTATTTTCATATCTATGCTCTGGTTTTAATGTAGCCTGTTCTGCTGTGTATATTTTTATATCATTTGCATGCTGATCAATCGCTTGTTTTATATATCTTGGATCCATATTTCTCACATCTAAGTCCATTATACCATGATAACCAGGTATAATACCTTCGTTTTTCATTTATTATTACTATTATAATAATAAATGATATATTTAATTGGTTATTGATAATAATCTTTTACGATTCGTGATATATGAATAATTTTTGACCCATTATGTGCATTTTTCAATGGTACCCATCGTTTATATTTTGTATGAAATATACATTCCATAGACAAGGATTTTTTCAGGTCAACATATCGGTCTTCCTCAATATTTTGAAAATCATCTTCATCATCACTTTCTTCAATATAATCCAAATTTGTGTTTTCACGAATGGTACGAAATTGTCCATTCATAAAGACACTGGTTTTATAGTCTGGAATATAAGCAATTCCATAATATACAAGTGTATTTTGTTTACCATATGCATGTAAATGATAAATATCATATTGAATATCCGCTGAAACTTTGAACACAGTTTTTTGCCGATATTGTGGTTTAAACAAATCCATTGTGTATGATGGAATATGAATATGGGTTGACAGTTTTTGAGCGGTTGATTGAGATTCAGTGGCGGCATTTATTTTCATATTTAACAACACATTAATATGTGGCATAATATTGGTCATAGTACGATATTGAACATGATGTGTTTGGTATGCAATTTCATTGACCAACTGTAGTGGTATTACGGAAGAAATCGGTGTCTTTTCATTATTTGACCATAATACTGGTAATTTAAATACAACACTTGTAATACTTTCTTTAATTGTTTCTAAGAATGATTTAATATAAAATAATTTGTCATAGAATGTTGACCCAGATAACGGAGCACCTTTATAAAAATAAATATCTTCTATGACGAAATATGACACGTTTGTTTCCTCGTCTACAACGGTTGTTCCATATAATATGGTCCCCTTTCCCAATTCATTGTTATCCTCTTTCATAATTCGTGTTGATTTTACAATTTTCTTTTCTTTATTCAAATCAAATAAATAACATACATCACATTCCTTGTAGAAGGTAAACCAAGCGAAATTCTTTTTACCGGTTGGAATTGCCAATGCCACATTATAATCGGGAGAATATCCCTTTTGAGATACTGTTTCATATGCATTATCAAATTTGGGAAATCTCTCCACTAAGTGGTACATTTGATTTGTTTTAAGTTCCATGATAATCTTATATTATTATGGACCAGATATAGAGTTATAGAAGAGATATGTTTAAATGATTTGTAATTATTAGTTAAGCATCCCTATCTGCATTTACGTTTCTTTCTCGTTTTTCTTTTTCCGCCCCCTAGATACGCTCTTATGCTGTCGTATACATTATAAGGTATTGTCCTATCACCTGTGTTTACTTCTACATTTTCCATTACCATAGCTAGGTTTTCTCTATCATATTGTCTTTTCAAATGTTCTGGATTCGTTTGTGCGACATTATGATTGATTAATAGTTTCACAATTTCGTTGTTATCATTATAAATTGCCCAGTCAAGAACTGTCCTACCATGACTATCCTTCGCCTTCGTATCAGCCCCATTCGCCAATAGAATTGTCACTATTTCTGTGTGTCCATTATAACTTGCCCAGTCAAGAGCCGTCCTACCTTGACTATCCTTCGCCTCCATATCAGCCCCGTTCGCCAATAGAATTTTCACTGTGGCAGTGTATCCGTAAAAACTTGCCAGATAGAGAGGCGTATTGCCATAATTATCCTTCACATTCACATTAGCCCCATTCTGCAATAATTTTTCCACTTTTTTTGGGTTGTCACTCCGCCAAACTATATCAACGAGCTGTTCGTCTGGTGTTTTTTCTATTCTTGAGCAACCGACGCCTCCGCCTCGTTTATTTTTGGAACGTGTTTTTCTCTTGGAATTTTTGGAACGTGTTTTTCTCTTGGAATTTGTGACAAACATAAACTCTTATTTATATTATGTACACATTTGTTCGTCCATATATTTGGTTAAATCATCATCCATCGTTTGAATTTCGGTCGTACTAATAGATGGATTTTCAGGTTGTTTATTTTCTTGCATTTCCGCCATCATTTGTTGATACTTGGAAATTTGCGTATTTACTAAATCTTTTGTTTTTTTATGTGTATATGTATCCTTAAAATATTCCCAAGTACTATGAAAACAATAAATGATAAATATTGATATAATTATATTAAATAAAATATGCAATACTGAGTTAAGCATAAAGATATATATATGTTGGAAAGAATCCTATATATGGATTTTAACGTGAAACACTAAATAAATAACAAAAGTAATATAAACATTTTATTATATATAATATAATAAAATGTCACTTACAGTATTGATTTTTGAGAAAAATGGTACGATTAAAGAACAGACAATTAAAAAGTTCAATGAACTTGAGTTATATAAGAAGGCTGGTTTAAAATCATCCACTGGTTTTAATAATCGTACAATTTGGAATGTAGATGGAATAAAGGGTAAATCTTATCATCTTAGTTTATTTGGTAAAATAGATGGTCGTGCAAATAGTGAAAATAAATATGAGTTCCCTCCACCAGTAGATAATACGTTATTTTTTGGAAATTGTATTTTAGTGAATAAAGACGATGATGATGTCCCAATAAATATGACAAAAAAGGAATGGCTTGAGGTATATGACCATTTATATGGTGGATTTGATGATATTGGTGATGATGACGATGAAGAGGAAGAAGACGATGATTTACCTCGTACTAAATCTGGTTATGTAAAGGATGAATTTGTTGTAGACGACGATGATGATGATGATGATGATGATGCAGAATTTGAAGAGGAAATTATAAAACCAAAGCGAAAAACAACAAAAGGAGTAAAGATAACAAAACGGTCAAAACCACCATTAGTAAATAATTTTGTATCAAGTGAAAAACAACCATTATACTTGGACTGTACAGGAGAGTTGAGCGAAGAAGAATATTTATAAAAAAATTGATTTCATATAAATGATTATTTATATGAATTATATAAAGGCATATTTAGCTTACAGATTACATATAAAATGCATACTATAGTAAATCCTGATGAATTTCGCAAAAATATTAGTACAAAATTACAATATGTAATTGGAGATGAAACGCTGAGTATTAATCTTGAAAAGGGTATATTTAATTATGCATTAAAGGAAGGTACTGCGAAGAAAATCATAAAAAAATGGGACAATCAACCATTTGTAAGGCTGTATTTGGATCGATTACGTAGTGTATATATAAATTTACAAAATGCTGAATTATTAGATCAATTGAAGAATGGCGAAATAACACCGCCGGTATTAGCATTTATGACCCATCAAGAAATGAATAAAGAACATTGGAGAGAATTAATTGAACAGAAAACAAAACGCGATGCCAATAAGTATGATACAAAAATTGCAGCATCTACTGATATGTTTACATGCCGTAAATGTAAATCAAAAAAATGTACATATTATGAGTTGCAAACCAGAAGTGCAGATGAACCAGCAACCATATTTGTAACATGTTTAGACTGTGGTAAAAATTGGAAATCATAAATAAAAAACAGATTGTATTCAACCTCAACTATGTAAAAATTCATTTTTTTTATATGATTAAATAAGGATTTCAAGGTCTTCAAATCGCCAATACTCACATCCACCATTTGGCATTGGTCGTTTAATTATAAATGGAATTTTTTTTTCGTTAAATTCCTTGGTTGCAATCAAATATTCATCAATCACAGTATCTTCAATTTGAACAAATGGGGTGGCTCCTCCAGCCAATTGTGTTGACCGTTCACCAATAATTTTGGCTTTTTCATAACGCGTAATGAAAGGTAACGAACTATGTAATGGGTCTATAATTATTCCATCGGCATCGCGTGTAACCTTTGATAATTTGACAATCTCATCATAATTATGCGACTTCATTTCGGGGTGATAATCAGCAATAATTTGTTGCGATAAAGATTCATCAAACTTTTGTAAATAATTTTCATCCTCATCATCATCCTCATCGCTATCAAAGTCGTTGGGATGAATTAATTGTTCAGGTTCATTTGATATATGTTCATTGCCAGAATTGTTTAATTGAGATGATTCTTGTTCCATATCATCGTCAACATCATCATCGTCATCATCGTCATCATCGTCATCGCTTACGTCTTCTGTTGGAGGTGGTGGAATGTTCTCATCATCATCACTATCACTAACATCATTGTCGCTATCACTTTCGTCTGCTTGTGGGGGAGGTGGAACAATGCCATTGTCATCACTATCATAATCAACTACCTTAGTTGGTTGAATGGGTTCGGTATTTGTTTCCATATTAAATAAGAAGTATAATATAATATAATATGTTATATTTCTAAATGATTAAATCAATTTTTTATAATTACATCCAACGTGGCTAATAAAAAAAGGTTGCACAATAAACATTAATTAACGAATTAAACAATTTGGTCAGTTTTCCACGTAGAATCACATGTCGTACAAATGTATAAATATTTTAGGTTTGCATCATTATAACGAATATAAACAACCTCAGGATTTGTAATAGGTTCATCAGTGTTAGATTTACATTTACTATTTGGACACTTCATTGTATAACTGCGTGGTAATGTGGGGTCAGTTTTTGTATATTTATTAACGATACGTGATATTTGTTGTTCCTCATTTTTGGTCTGTACATCTAAAATACATCCACCATCTTGAGCAATGGTTGTGTCCACGTGTTTACAATTACGACAGTAATGTTCAAGTTTATTGTGGTCATCCTCATTCACGCTAATATAATACATATTATCACACTGTTCGCAAAACTTCATAGTAAACTTATATTATAAGTAGATTATATTTTTAAATTGTTTCTATTATGTTCAATCAATTTTTTATATAATGATACCTAAATAACATTTTATAGCTTAATGATTTTTTGTACTGTATTTTAAGGTCATTATAGTCAAACTGCCAATAGATATATATAAATAGAAAATTGATTTAATAATTGGATTTAAAAATATAGCATTACTATATCTCAACGAAAATGACAGATGTTCTGGGTATACCAAGTTGTCAAACTATGTCAAAAATAATACCATCTATTACGGATTATCATAATCTATTTGATTTCTTAGCAAAACATACGGCAAAAAAAAAGGTAGACCCAAATGCAATAATAACAAATACCCGAATAGGTGATAAAAATGCAAGTATATCTGGCGGTTCATATAATATTTCAGACGCAGAATATCCTACATTCTTGCAATTATATTATCGCGATGTTTTACAAAAAAATGGAAAAGAATATTTGACCGAAAAACAACGTGATGGCGATGGACCAATCCTAATTGACTTGGACCTTCGTCATACATATGATACAGATGAACGACATTATACAAAGGAACATGTGGATGACCTTATTGATATATATTTAGAAGTACTTAAGGAAATCTATCAAATGGATGATACAACTGCATTTAAGGTGTATATTTTTGAAAAACCAACAGTAAATCGTGTTCAAGATAAGAACTATACGAAGGATGGTATTCATATATTAATTGGTATTCAAGCGGACCATGCTGTACAGCAGATATTACGAAAGAGAGTTATGAAGAATATTGCAGAGGCATGGGAGGATTTGCCAATAATTAATTCATGGGATGATGTATTTGATGCTGGTATTAGTAAAGGTACCACAAACTGGCAGTTATATGGTTCCCGTAAACCAGGAAACGATAGGTATAGGTTAACACGCGTATGTCAAATTACGGTAGACCCTGCGGATAATGAATTAATTAACCGAGATATTCCTATTTCAAAAATAAAGATGGAAGATGAAATTCATAATTTGTCAGTTAGGTCAAAATCCAATGTAGTTTTGTTTATGAAGAATGATTTTGTAAGCACATATAAAGAGTTTACTGACCAAAATACCCGTACAGTAAACCGTCAACAAAGTGTTAGTCCAGGAATAATTGAGATTCAACATCGTGTTGCGATGTTGGATGATATTAATACAATATCCAGTATAAAAAACAAAGAAGAGTTAGATATGATGGTGACAAATTTTATTGAGGTTACAAGCGATTTAATCAATGACTATGACCTAAAAACACTATATGATTATACGATGATATTACCCATATCTTATTATGGAGCTGGTTCATATGATAAATGGAAACGTGTTGGTTGGGTATTGCGTAATACCAGTCCTAAATTACTAATTGTATGGATTGCATTCAGTGCAAAATCAAGCGAGTTTACCTATAATAATATACCTGATTTATGTGAAACTTGGCGAAGTTTTGATTTACGTATACATGGTGGTTTGACAAAACTCTCATTAATCCATTGGGCAAAAATGGATGCACCGGAGGAATATAGACGTGTATTAGAAGGAACTCTTGATTATTATATTGAGCATACAATTAGTTCTTATAATATCAAGGAACGCGTACCTGATTTTGACTTAGCGAGTGTATTGTATCAAATGTACAAACACGAATATGTATGCGTAAGTGTATCTAAGAATATATGGTATCGTTACAAGAATAATCGTTGGGAAGAAATTGATGCAGGTACTACGTTGCGCCTTGCTATATCTAAGACGTTACGTGCATTATATAATAAAAAAAGCGCAAATGGTTTAGCAGTTGAAGCGGCAAATGCTGCAGCAAACGCGGCAAATGCTGAAAATAATACAAATAATTTAGAAAATGATGCGGAGTTTCAAAAGAATCGTTCCATGCGTATATTAAATATTAGTAATCGGTTAGGTAATACAAATGATAAAAAAAACATAATGACAGAAGCAAAGTGTTTGTTTTATGACGGAGATTTCTTAGAAAAGATGGATATAAACCCGTATTTACTGTGTTTTAACAATGGTGTTATTGATTTTAAGACGAATTGTTTTAGAAAAGGTCAACCAGAAGATGTTATTTCGTTATGTACTGGTATTGATTATATAGTTTTGAACCCTACCAAACATAGACAAACCATAAATGATATTAATGATTTTATGAATAAATTATTTCCGGACAAAGCACTTTGTAAATATATGTGGGATCATTTAGCTTCCACATTAATGGGTACATCCTCAAATCAAACTTTTAATATGTATATTGGGGTCGGTTCTAATGGCAAATCTGTATTAATGAATTTAATGGAAAAGGTTTTAGGTCAATACAAGGGTGATGTGCCTACAACTTTAGTAACAGAGAAACGTGGTAAAGTTGGCGGGTGTACTCCTGAAATTGTACAGCTGAAAGGTATCCGTTATGCAGTTATGCAAGAGCCGAGCAAAGGCGATGTGATTAACGAAGGCATGATGAAACAATTGACCAGTGGAAAGGACCCAATTCAAGGAAGAGCTCCCTATATGACTAAGACACTCTCATTTATTCCACAATTTAAACTGGCAGTTGCATGTAATGCACTTATGGGGGTAAAAGCGAATGACCATGGTACATGGAGACGTATTCGGGTTGTTCCATTTAAATCGTTGTTTACCGAAACGCCCGTGGACGATGACCCAGAAAAGCCATATCAATATTTGTTAGATAAAAATGTTGAGGAGAAATTTGATAGCTGGAAAGAGGTTTTTGCAGCAATGTTGGTAGATAATGTATTTAAAAATGGTGGTGTAGTAAATGATTGTGATATTGTCATGTCTAAGAGTAATGAATACCGTCAAAGCCAGGATTACATCTCAGAATTTATTCGCGACCGAGTTACACGCGAGACAAACGGACGCATTAAACAGATGGAACTCAACAACGAATTCTCTATTTGGTATATGTCTAATTATGGTGGTCGTGGACCCAGTCCGAAGGAGCTACATGAATATATGGACAAGGAATTTGGTCGTAAACGCCAACAAACATGGAATGGAGTTCGCATCAAATATGAGCGCGATGAGTTACCTGTAAATATAGATGGTGTAAATGATGATGATGATGATGATGATGATGATGGTATAGATGTTAATAATTTATAAAACATAAAAATAAATAATATAATATAATATTTATATACTATATTATATTAGAATGGACTCCTGGATAATCAGGGTAATTAGCGATAAAGAACTTGAAAAACGAATAAAAAGTCATGCAAAATGGCGACAAAAACAGCTCAATATTTTTTATCGTACCGGCAAACCGATATTTAATATATCATTAGATACACAGCATATTCGTAGTAATAGAGACCCTCATAATTTCAGAGAAAAAGATGTCTGGGACAATTGATAATTAAAAAATGGTAGTGTGAATATAATTACCGATAAATGGATATAGTATTAATAATAAAAAGAATATTATCTGTTTATAAATATGAAACCCATCCTTAATAGAGATTCCATAAATTATGGCTAAAATATACAAATAATAATAAGGGAGGCTTAATAATTGAATAAACCATTCCTCTACTGCACCATAAAAAAACAATCCTAATACGGAAAACATACTGCCAATATAATCACCCCCATTATGTATTTTTTCTTGTAGAAAATAAGCAATAACTGGATATAGTCCTAATAATATAAGGAATGTTATCTTACTATATTTGCTATAATTGCTATACTCATATTTAGTAAATAGGTAATAGATTATTACTAAAGCACACAGGTAATATATATATACTAAAATTGTATTTACCCAATTCAGGTATTCTACGTTTTTTTGTTGATGCAGATATTTTTGATTAAAGAGTAATTCTCTTTCGTTTATATCCATGACTTCTATACACTATACTTATACTTTACTATACAAAAGTGTTTCACTCGGGGAATTTGGTTGTGCAATACCTCTATTATATTTCATTCGTTCAACAGTAAAGGAATCTTGTTGTGCTTCACTTGGTTTTGGAATACATTTACGCGAAGACTCGCTCCAAATCACATCGTTGTCAGTATCACAACATGTGGCCCCTCTGCAACCTCCAATATCTATACTTCCAAGTAAATCCCCAGATTTTGCAGCTGCATTTTGTTTCTTTTCAACCTCGTCGGGAGAAATCATATTCGGTGCATCTAATTTGAGTTCATTATAATTTAAATGAGAACGTGTTTGTAATTTTCTATATATATTAAATATTTTAACCAATCCGAATGACCCAACTATAACAACAAATATTTGTAATATAAAATCGGGTAAAAATGGGAAATATTGAAAGGCAATAATAGCAATAATTATTAATGATAATGATATTACAAAAACATATAATATTTCATTGTATTGCTCTGACCGTTGTCGTTTGTTTTCTACAAAACCCATTTTCCTATTTTTTGTTAATAAATTCGTTTCTGTTGTTTTTATGTTTTTTTGAATTCGTTCATTTTCTGCATCAACTATGCCTTTCATTTCGTTTTGTCTTAATAATATTTGTTCAACCTCGTCATCTGCAGTTGCAACCGCTGCACTTATTGCAGCTACACCACTATTAATCACACTTTGGTCTATATTAAGGCCAGCTTGTTGGTCGGCTGTTAATGACCCTAAAAATGTTTGAATAGTTGTTAATATACTTATATTTTCACTCGCTACTGGCATTATATACTATTGTTATATTTTTAGATATGAAATAGTAATACAACTAAAGATGCTGCCGCAATCGTTCCAAGAACATAGGTTTGATTATTTGAATTATTTAATAAATTACTATCATGAATTCGTGCATCTACCATATTTTTACGGGTTTTATCGTTTGGTAGAATATATTTATTATAGTTATTGTTATTTTGCAATTCTCCATTAGTGATAATACTTTCTCCAAGAGTCATACCTTCTTTACCAATACCTGAATTTGTAACAATTACCTGTTTTTTATTTTCAAAGTCTTTTATTGCTGTTTTTATTTCATCTAATTTTTTATTCGTACTGGTGATGTCAGTTAATCCTTCCATATTACGTACATTGTTTAAATCAAGGGGGGTTTCATCATTATAGGAACTATAGGACATTACTAAATAATATTATATGATATTCGCATATAATATTGTTCTCACATTTCTACAAAAACTATATATAGTAATGATGTAGCTAACGCTGTTAATAATAAATTTGTATACAGAACTTTGTCATGCTTATCTATTGGTGACTCGTATAATGAGTCCTTTTTATTTAATTTGATATTCATCTCTTGTTCATTTATTTTCAATTTGTTAAAATCACCTTGAACAGTTCTATAATTTGCTTTTATTTTTGCATGAGTTGCAGGTGCGTCATCTATATCACTATAATTTTGTAATTTTTCTACAATAGATGTAGATAATTTTGTATTTGATTGAGCATTACGATAATTATTATAAATATCTTTACAATCGTTTCTGTAAGGGTCAATGCATATCTCATGACGATTGTTTAAATCTATCTTGGTAGATTTTTCCTTATCGTACGATTGTTCAATTGGTTTAAAAAGTGCATATTCGTTATCACAATTAATTTGTTTACTGTTACATATAGCTTTATATTCTACTTCCGTCGTTTGTTTAGACTTTATTTTCCCTTCTATATCAGTACTAATGGTGTCAATTGCATTTAATTGTTCTCTTGAACAGTCATTTTTGAGATTAGTCATATTTGTTTTATTGGTTTCAATATTTGTAGTTATCGTTTTGATATTATTTTCTAATTTTAGCTTTTCATCTTTATATTTTTTACCATCTTCTACTAATGTCTGTTTTGTTTTATTCTCTGCATCTATTTCCGCTTGTTCATTATTTGCACGGTCTTTCCATTTTTTTCCTTCATTTTTGTAATTAGCTATTGCTTTCTCACTATGTGCTGCAACAGTATTACAATGCGTGTTACATCTACGACCCCTCCAACTCCATCTACATGAACGCCTACAATTTCGTCTTGTACTGTTTGCTTCATTATAATTATTTGTGCTATTTATATTATAGGTATCTCTATTTGCTGTATATGCGGTAATATCATTTTTACTACCGCTTACATTATTAGTATTATTGAAAATATCGTTTTCTTTAAACGTTACTTGTTTATTTGTATTATCTTTATTTGTAATATATTTGTTTTTTAAATCATTTAATTTGTCTACCTTATTAGAATAATCTATATTTTTATCACATATATCAATATTATTTTTATTTAAAAAATCCCGAGAGGATTCAATGGTTGAAATGTTATTAAATGAGGTCAATAAATCTTGTTTCCCTTTTCGTTTTTGGTTTAACCCATCGATAACATCTTGTGTTTGATTAATACGGGTATCAATAATTTCACATCGTGTTTTTAAATTATCACAATCATTCATCAGTTTTTGTTGATTATTATAATCGTTTTCCAAATTATTTACTTTGGTTGTTTGTTCATCATACTCAGTTTGTAATTTTGCACATGCTATATTATTAGGTGCACTACATTTCAAATAATCAGCATATAATCCATTAAACGTTTGTAAATTAGATGAAACCGCATTTACTTTGGCAGTATTTGTGCTTAATCCTTCAATAATCATATCATCTGTTTCTGTTTTACTATTAATTGTGTCAAATGTATGATAATTATATATTTTATTTTTAGGATTGGACGAACATGTATTACAGTTTTGCATATTATACCTTATATTATAATATGTACCTATTTTTTTACCAATCATTTGTCTCATAAATATTATTGTATACTAAACTTATAAGATACTTTCCAAAATTATATACATTATATTGGATTGGATAAATGATAAATGGATAAGCAAACAATAATAGTATCATTATCAACTTTTTATAATATTCTGTACTGTACCTAAATGACCCATATGCATAATATGTATAATAACTCAAAAATACATAATACAAAATGATTAATATTACATTTGTATCACTAATAATATTAGTTTGTTGTTGTATATAAACACTTTGTTGAACATCTGCTGAATATAATTCTGTCTTTTCTTGTTCAGTTAGTGTAGGCATCTATATATTATAATGACATCATTTTTTCATTCTAAATATCATAACGGCAGTAATTAAAATACCTACACTTAAATTCAAACTATTTAATATTGTTCGTTGATAAAAAAAATTTGTATTATCATTTTTTTGCATATTCATATTATGTTTATCATCAATATTCATATAATATGTATAACAAATCATCATATTATATTATTCAGTTTTTGCAATAAAAATAAAGGATGCTATTATACCAACACCCAATACAATTGTATTTGTAAACGACTCAGTATATATTAATTTCATGGCATTATAACGTAATTCTGCACCAGAATTTTTGAATTCGGTATTTTCAAGTTTACCATTTCCGTCGCGACCATTTCCATTTATACCATTAATACCAGATTGAGCGGCATTAATACCAGCGGTTAAGTTATCATCTGTTACTTGCCCACGAATCACTGCATCATCTGAAGGTGATGAACCCGATTGAGCTCCTTCTTTCGTATTTTCACCCTCTTTATTAAATAAAGTTTTCCAGTAATTACCGTCGTCGTCTTTATATGCAAATATATAGTTATCCAGATTATCAATTAGGTCAGGCGGTAATGTGCGAAATACCCCATCTGCATCTACAGGTTTAATACCAAAATACTGTTTTAAATCTGCTGAAAAAATATGAATTGTACCAAACTTCATTGGTGAGTCGCCTTCCTCGTTGAATATAGCCCCTGTATTATTAGTTAATGAATTATTAGTATTAGTGATTCCGTCATTTGTATTTGTTGCATTTAATAAGTCATCGTCAAGTTGACCTTCTCTATCTAATGATGAATCAAAATCCTTCCAAATATCTTTTCGTTGATTATTTTTAGACCGATTTAATGCACAAAAATTAGGTATCCCTTCAATTATATCTCCTGTATCGTTATTATCATTAAAAAATGTATAATTATTATAATTAACATAATTACTATAGTTAAGTTTTGACATATTATATATTAGCTGCCTAAAATAGTTATACACATACTCTATAATAATCTGTATTCATGGCAGTAGGACTTTTTCGTTCATATTTACAAACCTCTCCTGGACGTAAACACATAGCTAATGATTGGGGGTCAAATCTGGAAACTTCTGGCAATTGTTTTACAGTCTGCAGATTGTATTTCTTTTTTAATTCGTCAACCTCTATTGTTGTTAAAATTCTGGATTTTGGTACTAAAGAATGTTGTAAAATATTGTATTGAAGTCGTTTGATATTATGTATCACGATAAATATATTATCGTGTGCATATAAGTACTTTATTTTTGCAATAATAGTATCATTTGGTTCAAATTCGGTAACAATTACCAATGTATCTTCTTTTTGTAATACATTCTCAATAAAATATAAATCTTCAATTATCTCGTCTAAATCCTGTTTTTTTATCTGTTTGGCTTTTAAATAATATTTAATGTAAATTTTACGGTCGGTTTCATTATGGGAGAGTAACATATCTAATTGATTGTTTTTATACATAGCATCTATTTCATTAATACTAAATGAATCATATTCGTCTGTATTATAGCCTTTATTTATTGCTATAGTCACTAATGTATTTCTGGAATTATAAACAGACAAAACTTTATTACTGGCTGTACTCATTGTATATACTAATATTTGATACTTTATATTTGTTATAAAAAATCAATTTTTTATATTATTACATAAGAACTTATTATTATTATTATTAATTATCGTCTTCTTGTGGGGGTTACTCGATTAATTGGACTAAATATTGCTTTTGCCATATATAAGACAATAAAACCCATAAAACATATCAGTGCGATTACTCCCTCTGCCATATTTATCTACGATTGATATCTAATTTATTTAATATTATTTTATCTGTTCTGTAGAAATCAATTTTGTATAGAATTAAGGAACCTTCTTAATTATCATACCGCTATTAAAATCAACCGCTTTTACAGGGGCATATGCATCAGTTTCTGTTTGAGTATTCATTTTTATTAGGGGGGTACTATTTTCCACATTATTGTTATCATTTTGTTGTATCATATCATTACCAGATTGTTCTGGCATATTATCATTACCATTTACAATTTTAATATTAATTGCAGGTGTTGTTGTTTCTGGTACCTGAACAATAGGCTGCGGTTGAACCGGTGAATTATATAATTGTGATGATGGATTATTATTATAAGAAAAATCGCCAGGTCTATATATATCAAACATAGTAACTACTTTAATTATATCAGTTGGGTCCATTCCATAGCTGTCTTCAGCATGAATCGTAATAAATTTATCACCAATATTTTTTATATTCCATAATTGTTTTGGATTACTACATCCTCTAAATAATACAGAATCACCTACGTTATGTGTTTTACCACCACCACTCATCTGTTGGTCCGGCGGGTAATTTGGAGATGATGGTCTACTATTGGGAGGATAATTTGGAGATGTACTATTGGGAGGATATTCTGGAGATGTACTATTGGGAGGATAATTTGGAGATGTACTATTGGGAGGATATTCTGGAGATGTACTATTGGGAGGATATAATGGAGATGTACTATTGGGAGGATATAATGGAGATGTACTATTGGGAGGATATAATGGAGATGTACTATTGGGAGGATATAATGGGGATGATTCGTCATCCGAAAATGGATTATAAATAGGAGAATCTGGATTAGCCGCATAATATTCTTGCTTTTCCTTTTCAATTCTATCTATTTCCTCCTGTGTTTGTTGATATCCTTCATATGGGGCATACTCAGGCGAAAGCTCTGTAATGGTATCTTCAGGAGTGGACTGTATACTTTCGGGAGTGGATTGTATATTCGTTTTTGTTCCAGCTCTAATATTTTGTTTTATTGCTGTGATAATAGAATCAGGAGATGTTAAAATATCTTTGGTTAATAATTTGATATTATTTGAATAATTCATGCTGTCAAATTGGTCAATATTATCATCAGTAATTATTCTCATTTGTACATTAATCGTTTGTAGTTCTTGCATTAACAATTTAAATGAATAAGGAACTTCAACCAGACTAAACTTTCGTCCAAATTTAGTAACCGTTTCAATACTCATATTATTACTGTCTATCGTATCTGTAAATTTAATAGGACCGTCGGCCAATGGACTCATAAATAAGTTTTTGGCAGAATTATAAATCGCGATTTGTCCAGTAGTATTACATATAGCCAATTTATATTTGTCACCTCGTTCCATCATTGATTCTTTCAGGAATGCAGAAGCACCATGTGATATAACACCATCGCGTTCCATTTCACCAATACGTAATCCACCATCATTTGCACGTCCACTAACGGGTTGTCTGGTAAGTGCGGTTCTTGGACCCAATGCACGATAATTAATTTTATCCTTAACCATATGTTTTAATCTCATGTAATAGTTTGGTCCTATAAATATTTCAGTTTCTAATTGTTCACCCGTCATTCCGTTATATAACACTTCATTTCCACTTGAATGGTAACCTGATTTTGATAATAAGTCTCCAAATATACCAATTTTTGAACCATTATTTACAAATGCGGTACAATCACCGGTTGCACCGTACATTGCAGCAGCCTTACCTGTAATGGTTTCCACAAATTGTCCGATTGTCATACGCGACGGGATTGCATGAGGATTAATAATTAAATCAGGGCGAATACCATCTGCGGTAAATGGCATATCACATTCAGGTATAACTAAACCAACTGTTCCTTTTTGTCCAGCTCTGGATGCCATTTTATCACCGAGATTTGGTATACGTTCTTCACGAATACGCACTTTGGCAATTCGTGTTCCAGCTTCACCATCTGTTATAAATGTTTTATCAACAATTCCAAGTTGCCCTTTTTTGGGTGTTTTTGATGCATCCATATTTTTATCTGGGTCTGCGGAACTGGATGAGACCATTCCAATTAAAACGGTTTTCTCATCAACCTCTGTATTTTCGCTTATTAACCCGTAATCATCTAATTTACTATAATCATATCCAATTTTCGTACCAACAACATTATGTTGATTTTCTATATTTGAAAAAGTACTTTCACTGGTATCTTCTCCTGAACTACTTTTTTCTTCATGCATTTCATATGTGCTGTAATATGTTGTTCTAAACATACCACGTTTTAATGCACCTTCGTTTACTAAAATCGCGTCCTCTACATTATAACCAGTATAGCACATGACAGCAACAATGGTATTTTCACCATATGGATTTTCTTCATTATTAATATATTTCAAGTATCTTGTTTTTACTAATGGATTTTGACCAGATACAAGTACTGTTGCAGTTTTATCCATACGAACTTGATGGTTTGTATGATACACAGAACATGCTTGTTTGCTTTGTCCACACGAAAATGAATTACGGACTGCTGGATTATTTTCTGGATAATTAACCAAATTACACATTGTACCAAAGATAAGTGATTCGTGTATTTCACCATGTGTGTATCGGTTTTGTGTATCGGTTTCAAGGTCGGCTGCATTCATCGCGATAAAAGTCCCCTCGGTTTCATTTGGATCAATATAATCAATTATCGCCTTCTCTTGTGAGAATCTTGCTAATTTCGCTGGATTAGATTCGGCAACGATGTTCTCATATAGTTCATGCAGTTCATAAAATTTATATCCATTTGGATTAAAATCTTGGATTTTTTTCTCATTAAATCCGGTAATTAATTGATTCCATGTAAATTTATCGTCATCTAAGTATTTTTGTATCTTGTCATTGTCATACGACATTTTAGTTGTATCATCATCGCGATAAAAAATAGGACGGCATACTCTGCCCGAATCTGTATATATATAAATGGTTTTCATTTTTATATCAAACGAAACACTTGTATAAATCGGTAACAAACCATTGCGACGAAATAATTTCATCTTTTGTACTGTTTCCAATGGTTCATATACTGCACCTCCCCAATATCCATTAATAATGACTTTTGTTAAAGACGATAACAATTTTGGAGTACATTCTTCTAATAATTTCATACCTACCTTTTCGCGCAACCAATTAATAATTATTTCACGTGAATATCCTTGACTTATATATGTAGTAATTGCCAATTGTTTATGTAACCCAATATTGCCACCATCTGGAGTATCGATGGGATCAAAAAATCCCCATTGTGTACTATGTAATACACGTGGACCTACCACTTTTACACTTGCATCCAATGGTAAATTTGTTTTACGCAAATGACTAATCATTCCATTATGCGATAACCGATTTAAATCTTGAACAACACCTATTTTCTTAGTATGTGGTTGTGCACCCCAATTTCCCTTGAACCCCTTTTTAAACCCCGCCTCCACTATACGTTCATTAAATACTGCTTTTTCTTTTTGAATTAATCCATATAGATTATCCGCATATAGAGACTGATTGAAGAATATTTTATGTTCCAATGTAGAACTGATATGTTTTTGCTGAATAGAATAATATTCTCTAAACAAATCATACATTAATGTGCCAACTAATTCTATTCTTTTATATTTAAAATTATCTCTATCCGTCGGCTCTTCACTTCCCGTAAATACAAACATCAATCGCAATACAATATGACCCAAATAATAGGCTTTTTGGATAAAATTCATCTCGCCAACATGTGGTAAGAAATAATCTGATAATATTTCCAATGCATGTGCTACTGTTTTACCCTTTGTTAATGTTGCAATATATTTTAATGCATTCACTTTATTTAATATTCCACCCGAATCATGCACTGATGGTATAAATAAATCAACCAAATCAGCATGCTGGTCTAAATCAAGAAGACACATAGTAATAATTTCTTTGTCACTAATTATACCTAATGCTCTAAATACAATAAATAAAGGAACTGGTTTGCGTACATTAGGTATATCAACGACAATATTTTTAAATGTAAATGCATTCGTCGGTGCCATTATTTTCACGGACATTGTACGTATCGGTTTGGATACATTTTCTGACACAGACCTTATTTCTGCTGAATATAGGTAAGTATCATCATGTACATCACGGATATATAACATATTATCACCGAACTTTTCTTGAGCAACTACTGTTTTCTCTTTACCATCAATAATAAAATATCCACCAAAATCATTAGAACATTCCCCCATAGTATGACGTACTTCTTTCGGTAATCCAGATAATATACAATGATTGGATTGTAACATAATTGGGAAACGACCAAGTAGTATTTTCTCCAATGTAAGGGTACGTTTTTGTATATTTGATGTTATCATGGATTTTGATGTTGCGTCTTTAAATAACGCGGCTTCCGCAGGGGTCAACTCAACGATTGTTCGTTTTGCCCGTTTACGACGTATAGGACCAGTTCTTGCACCGCCTTCTGTTTTACTCTCATCCGCATCTTGATTCTCTTCATCATCCTCCGGAATCATATCTTCTGTACCAACTATTGTTGGTTGTTCGCCGTCTTCCAGAATATCTACAAATTCTATTTCCACATCATAATGTACAGTCATTCCATATGTCATATTTCGTAATCTTGCTTCATTTGGATACATAAAATGTGCATTGTTATCATCATATATAACCGGTTTACCGAAATATATTTTACTACCGTCTTTTCCACCCAAATACATAATACATTGTGACCTATAATCGTCTATTTTTTCATCATATCGTGTTTGGATTTTTATTGGGTTCTTTTCTTTAAAAATTTGAAATATACCTTGTTTGAAAAAATCGTTGTAAGACTCAGTGTGGTGTCTTACTAAAGATTGTGGATTATTATCAAAATATTTGTCTATTACTTTCCATACTGTGGTATTATCCATGATGTAGTATATAAAGTATACTATATTTTTTTATGTTATTTGTATTTGTTTCTATAACATAAATATATTTAGTAGTTTTATATTTTTTCTTTTCATATCTTATAATCACCAATATGGATGACATCATGGTAACTCTATTTGGACCTCTTGACCGCAAATTCTGCGATTACTTCTGGCTTTTATCTGTTTTAGGATTTGTCCTACTTGCTGTTTTATTAATCTCTTCTTTATTAGTTGGTATTTCTAAAAACAAGGGTATGGATTTCTACTTCCAAACCATTTCCATTGCATTAGGTTATGCTATTTTCTATTTCCAAAATAGATTATTACATTCCATGTGTGCGGGAACAATGAACTAAATCCGTTCATTTTTAAAATCATTTTTTTAAGTATAATATAAATTCATTAATGGATATTTTATATTATAGTAATTATTGCAAACACTCCCAAAGTATTATACAAACTTTAGTCAAAAGTAACTTGACTGATAAAATCAGTTTTATTTGTATTGATAAACGTTCTCGTGACCCATCCAACGGGCAAACATACATTACTCTTGAAAGTGGTGGTAAGGTTGTTATGCCACCAAATGTACATAGTGTTCCATCATTATTAATTGTAAAGGAACAGTATCGTGTTCTTATGGGTGACGATATTATAACGCATTTACACCCACAAATAAAAAATAGTATGTCTGCTGCATCAATCCAGCAACAGACTGAACCGAGTGGGTATTTTTTATCGTCATCCAGCGGTGGAACCAATATAATGTCCGAAAAATTTACCAGCTATGATATGACCCCGGATGAGTTGAGCGCAAAAGGAAACGGACAATCCAGACCATTATACAATTATATATCCGTACAAAATGATATGAATATGATTAACACCCCACCTGATGATTATAGACCAGATAAAGTGTCAAATGATGTTACATTAGATACTTTACAACAAAGCCGTATGGATGATATTGGTCAATCATCGCAAACCGCACCTAATATACAACCAAGAACTATATAATTTACATATATATATATCAAATCTCTGGAGAAAATTTATAATATAATTCAAGTATCTCTTCTTTATATCTTAATACAAAATTCGCCATATAAATAAACAGTAACCATGCTTGTAATATTTTTCTCGCATATATATTATTAATTATATGTCCTATAATATTACCTATCTTGCTGTACAAATCATAGTGTATTAATATTGGATGATTATATGGACTATCTACATCGTCATCTTCATTTTCATAAACCTCTTCATAAACATCTTCATCTGGTGCACTACGATAATAAAATAGTTTTTCATATTTATGTCTCAATCTTAGTTCATTATTCGTGATTTTATTAAAATAATCAGGTATAAATCTTTTAAAAAATGTTTCACAAAAATATACACATGATTGCTGATCGTCTATATTGATAAATGAAATATAGGTTCTACACAATGGACAATTCGGATAATACTCATTGTTATTTTCATATTTTTTGTATAATGCCGCCAAATATAATTTTACGCAGTTAATACAAAAACTATGTTGACAATTCATAGTGCATATGTTATTCTTTTCAAGCGAGTCAAAACATATTGAACAAAAACCAGAGTATATTATTGTAATGGATTCCATATACTGCATTTTAATATCATAACAATATGGTCTTGGTGATATTTTTATAATATCTATATAAATATTCATTATGGTTTGTATTTCTATATAACTGTGTATTTCACTTGCATAGTTCCATAGCTCATTATTCTCTATATAAGGGATGTTAATAAAATCCTTATTCATAAATGAATATATTTCATCTAAGTATTGATAATATATTTGTAAATCTATTTTTGATGGATATGTTGCTATTTTTGAGTTATAATCATTTTTATATAATAACACACGTACTTCTTGACTTGTTAATGCAGTAAAAATATGAAACAAATAGTTAAAATTATGTTTTATCATACAATACATATGTATTACTGCATCTTTACCTATTTTGTTATGTAGTATATTTATTGCTGGATGATTGCAGCTATTTATATAATGTCCATTTTCTTTACAGTATGTACATTTATTTGTTTTCATATTATATATTGGTTCAGATTTTATATTTATCTTATTGTTTATAGATGTATAACGATAAACATACTAAATCCCAAAAATCCTATAATAAACCGCTGGTTAAAATGACCATTACCGAAAAAAACAATCGTAATTATAAAGAGATATGGGCCAATATTGGATTTAATTCCCCTTGTCCAGTATGTATGTCTCATTATGAATATCAAGTTTGGTTAAATCTCAATAGAAATACCAATACAAACACCCACCCCCGATAAAAACTATAATATATTTGTTAATATTATAGTTAAAGATTATTAGATATCTATTATATATTATGCTTATTAGTTTTATAACAACAATAAAAATTTGTAAAAATTATGAATTTTTAGTGGAACGAATAAATACATATATATTAAACATACAATATTATTGTAATAAATATGAAATTCCATATGAAATATTAATTTGTGAACAAATAAATGAAAATAATATAATGTTAATAAAAGATAAATTATACAATACAGAAAATGTTTCATTGATTGAACTTATACAATCTTATGATAATCCATTATCATTTAATTTAATCGAATCTTATGGTAAAAATAAGTGTTTAAACCAGGCAAAGGGAATCTATACATGTATGACATCTGCTGACCAAATGTTTTCAGCCGAATTCTTTTTATTTATAAAAAATAGTCTCAAACCCAAAATATTTTATCGGTTTGCTACATATGAGATACCTGCCATTACTATAATTAATGGCGCTAATCAAAATATAGAAGAATTATTGGATTATTGTAAACAATCCAATAAAACTTTATGTAATCCTGGGTGTTTTGATACAAATATTAATTCTATTAAATTGGGTCAAAAAGCAGGAGATATTATGTTATTAGATACTGAATCATTTAAATATATAAAGGGTTGGCCAGAAACAATTTGTTTTACACATATGGATTGTGTTGTGTGTATGGTTGCAACTAATAACTTTCATCATATTATTCCAGATAAAAGTATTTGTAGTTATACTTTTTCTCAATCTACCCGATATACTGGGGAAAAAATGATAAATATAAATGGTAACAAAATTAGTATTGAAAATTTTCAATGGAAAGTTGCATTGTCATATTTAAACAAAAAATTCTGTAATTAGGTAACATATATTTATTCAAAAAAAATATAAATTAAATATTAATAATATATATAAACAGAAGTCAAATATATTACTATTAGTATGGCAGATAAAAGTTCAATTAATAAAGCATTTAATAAATTAATTATTTCTTTTTTGGATGATGTTATTTCTATCTTTCCTGAACAACAAGATATAGCTACCGCAAAAACATCCTTATTATCATTTAAGCAAATGAATCCATCTATTATTATTAAATCTTGGTTCAAACTAGTTTATACACCTTATGCTGCTGCAATTGATGCAGGAGATGTGAATTTCTTTTTTGATAAAGATTATAGCTCCGATTTCCAGAATATACCTAACGGTAAAGAATTTATGAAAATGATTAATAAAATACGTGACCCAATTCGTACAATGGATGACAACAACCGCGGTCATTGTGCCGATTATATCTTAAAATTAAGTAAATTATCCGAAATGCATAATTCTATGTAAACAAAAATAATATTATACCATTCATTGTATAATATTATTATTTTCCAATCGTTGTTTAGTTATTGCACGATAATATTGTCAATAATTCCAATGGATGTTTTTTATCAAAATATCCTTTCATTATTGGCTTTGTTACCAACTGTTTTTTATTGTGTTTTCGTGGATAAATATAATATTCTTCGTGTATTTGTGTGATATATGATTTGTATTGTATAGGCAAATCTACCATTGTTTTCATAATATAATATTTAATATATATTTCATGCATTGTACGAATAAACAAGTCATATAATTGTTTTACTTTATAAAAACTCTTATTTCTCTTGTGTAGACTATACATTTCGTCTTCTTTATTGTTATAAATGCGCTGCAAACATAAATACTGAAATATTATAACTCTATCTATGGATACAAATTCTTGATTTAATTTATAAATAGTAGTAGATATAGTTGTTTGCCTACCAGTTATACTATTTGTTAATACCCATTTACTTGAACTATAGTCATAATCTATATCCTCTAATAAATCAGTATAATAATCTTTTATTATGCCTTGTTTAGGGAAACAAATAACACCAGTCAATCCTGAAAATACTCTCCAATTTTCATATTCTTGCTGGGGTATATATTCTACTTGATTACATTCAGTGATTTTATACACTGATATCAAATATAACGATGATTGAAACAATGGTTGATTTTTTATGATAAACGTATAACTATAATTTTTAGGAAAAAAATCCAAAAATGCCAAATTATTAAATGGTTTATATACATCTCCCCCCGCCGCAATAATAAATGCAGACTCATCTATATCTGGTATAGTTAATTCATCATTTATTATCACTGGACTTAGTGCCCAAGAAGATATTCTACTATCGTAAAATACATGCAACATCCTTCCATCTATATATTCATGTATAACAATATCATTTAATGACATATTTAATGACCGAAAATTGGTAAATGTTAACGTTTTTGGTGGTGCAAATGCTAATATTTTATTTTCAGGAACTGAACTAATCACTGAACGATACATACCAGATTCTATATCATCGTTACAAAGCATGTCCTCATCGTAACATTGTTTATTGTATAACTGTCCATTATAGGATGATTGATAATTATTTACTGTTTTTGAATTGATATTTGTGGTGTGTATATTATTTATCATGTTGCAATTATACATATATATTTATTATCTTTAACTTATTTACATAAAACGTCAGTATTAATATACAATTGTTGTATTGTGCAAATATAATTTAGATACATAATATATATTTTATTATTCCGGTATGGATATGCAAAAAAATAATACCATAGAAATGTCTAATGAAATAACACCTGATATATCATTAGAATTGGGAGATATCATTGAAATTATTGCACCTACTAATACGGCACTGCATGAAAACTCTATGTATATCAAATATATTGATAATCAACATATACAATTAATTCAAGTTTCATCATTGGCAGAAGTCCAGATTAATCTTGATGAATATGGAAATCTAACGGACGAATCTATCCTACAAATTAATTTATTAAGTCGTAGTCCAGATAAAGGTTATGCAAGACAACATAATTTATTACCTCAAACTTGGATAAGTATTCATATTGGCGGCGATATTCCTACAATTATAACTGGTGAAATTACGAATTTGGATGAAGATATGATTGAAATCATCAATTATCCCGAATTAAAAACCATTTTTCTTGATTTTAAGTATCAAGGAATACCGCAAAATATTCCTATTGATAAAATTGTAATACGTGATAAACCTGCTACACTTAAAACGAATGTTTCACTTGCTGTATTAAAACAAGGTATTGAAGAGGGTGAAGGGTTAGAACTCGGTGATGACGATGATGAAGAAACCGCTACCATTGAGTTTACAGAAAGCGGGGAGTCCATTGTCAACATACCAGATAATATGACACAAACTCAAAATATCCATACCGTCTTACGTGATATGTACAACGATGCAGAAACAATTGAGTTTAACGATGATTTGGGAGAAGTCAAACATGCTGTTGAAAGAAAAGAAAGTGAACAACGATTTGGCATTGATGTACAAGTAAATGATTTGATGGATGAGTTATTATCCACTATACCTAACAGTGAGCGTACTGAAACTGTTATGAATAATATTCACAATATAATTCGCAAGTATAAATTACTTCGTGAAAGGTACTCTAAGTTTGATGATAATATGAATATATATGATGTTAACAAAAATGGCGATTATTATAAACCATTGGTACAAAATATTATGAAAATGAATGTTCGTTTGCAGTGGCTTTTACCTACTGTTAAAATTCAACGAAAACTATATGATGTACATAATGGTGCGGAGATTGATGATATATTTGCAGATACCATATCATCCACATTATCTGATCTACAAACTATACAAAATGATTATTATGACCGTAATCCTAATGATACCAAAGATTATTCATTAATGCAAAAACGTATTCAAGAAATCATGAATCCTATTATTGTTGACAAAAGTTGTGATAGTGTATATACTACACAAGTACTCACCGATATTGATGCAATTGTTGATAATTTGGATGATTTCAATAGCACCGTGTATACTCGTTCCGGTGCATCCAAACGTCAATATGTTATGCAGCGGTATAATTTAGGACTTAATAAACTATCTGACCAACTACTTAAAGGTGGAAAAACAGTATATACTCGCACCAATATGACTCCCAATGAAACTATGTGTTTAAAATCATTGATGGTATTACCTGCACCAATTGTCAAATTTTCAGCCATTCAATTACCTGGTACTAATATGTTACAACGCGTTTCATTACATCAACAATATTTTTCATTATTTCGTGCATTACGTAAAAATACTGAAATTGTTCCTCATATATTAGATGATTTGTCACATGAACTTGAATATGAAAAAATGGAAACGGAAACCAAAGAAACTATATTTAAAGGTATACATGAATTTGCTTTGGGTGACGTTGATTATATCGATAACGATGAACGTTTTAAAAAATTTGTAGAAAGTATTATTCCACAAACATTTACGATTATTCAACTTTTTCATAAATACATGAAGAATAAATTATCTATGATAAGTGTGGTTCAACAATTAGAACCATTTATGATTTACACCGAAGATATTACATACGCACATTATAAAGCGATTCGCCATTTTGTAAACAAAGAAATTACAAGTTTAAAGTCTTATATTGGGGAAAAATCAACCCAATACAATAAAATGCATAATTATAATTATCATGTAACTAACAATCCTAATATTGTTCTTCGGCTTTTGGCTGAAAAAAAAGATATTTCCGACTCTTTTTTCCAAGTTTACAAATTAATAAACCCCGATGATAAAACTCTGCCTGATTTATCTCCACATGAATTATTAAATCGTATGATTCAAATGGATACCGGAACCGTTTTTATGAATGCTATCACCTCTATTATGGTTTCACTTATTACTCCAGATTCTATTATGCAACAATTAAGTCCTCAGGTTGTTGATGATATGAGTGATATTGAAAAAATAAAGCCATCTGATTGTAATCTTCGCGTATTATCTAAAAAATATACGTCATTGAAAGACCTACAAAAGGAGAACCTTGTTGATGTTATTTATTTTGATAAAGAACAGGATGATACACCCTACGATATTATTGAAAAATATAAAGATGAACAAGCCAAACTTGACCCTGAACTGTTTCTTGATTTTTTAATTGAAAATCTAATACAACGTCATAATTGCCCTGCACACATGGCACCCGAATTAGCTAAAACGTTAATTGCTAAAAAGAAAGAGGTCGTTTCTGGGAATTATGCAGTATTAGAAATAAAACCAACATTAAAACAGGGCATAGATGCGTCCAAGTTAAACGAAAAAGAAAAAGAATCGGTTGAGATTGAAGCCGATATTCGTAAAAAAGTACAATATTACCGACGTTTGAAAAATATGTGGGTTCTTGATACAGATGTTACATTGACTACATTTATGGATACACAATCTTTGTATTGTAATATTAATGATTCTTGTTTATATAATGATAAATCACGCATATGTGAATCTCGGGAGAATGCCAAAATTCGCATTAATATGGAGTCTACAACCGAATTGAAAACTGAGTTTGATAAACGATACAATGAGTCTGTTGGTGACTTTGAAAATAAATTAGAAACCAAAATTGCATACTATATTAAACAGTTGAAACGTAATATGATGTTACGTGAAGTCAGCGATTACAAGCCTAATAATTTAGCTTATGAAATCGGAAAACGATTTTCACAAACCGATGTTATTAAATCTGTTAATGTGCAATTTAGAGAACTGATTATGGGACAGCCTGATTTTATTAAAAAACAGAGTGATATATGCAAGTTTGTCACACACTTTACGCGAGAACCTATGATTGAGAAATTAAATGATTCTCCCTACTGGTTTTATTGTAAAGATACGAATGCCAAATTATTTCCCAAAACTATTTATGATTTAGCTAATACATTTGTTTCTGGGGGGAATTACCAAGATAAACAAGACCAATTATGTGCTATGTATGGAGTTATGAGTGATGATGGCGATTCTATCGTTGACAAACACAGTGGTTATGTTATTCGTAAACTGGATTTTAGCGAGGAAGAAGGTTTTGATGATACTGGATTTCGTATTACATCACATGCTATTATGGAAAAGGATTTGGGTGATTCTGCACAAAATACTACGACCACTACTGTTTTTGAAAGTGAACTCAGTGAAAAAATATACAATATTGCGAATATCATATTAACACGCGTTAATATACCGATCTCAACGATGGAATCATTTATATTACGAGTATCAAATGAAGTTGCTGATAAACATATATTAACTGAAACTGCTTATAATAGACGTAATGAAGCGAATATTAAAAAAACAGGGAAAGCATTGGGTCCATATGATAAATATACAAATGAATCTATTATTATGATTGTAACTGCAATCACTTTTGTCGGTATACAAACTGCTACACCATCATTTTATGTTAGTCGTGTTTTTCCTGGATGTGTTAAATCATTTACAGGGTATCCATTACTTGGTATTGAAGATATCAGTGGCATTCAATATATGGCATGTGTTGTTAACAAAGTAAAAAGTTCTATTCAACCATGGAACTCTATACAAAAACTAAATCCCGATAAAATAGCGAATCGTATCAAAGATGTTCTTGAGAAATATATTGTTATTCGCAGTGATGTTGACGAATTATATACTGAAAAACGCTTATTCTTAGTATTAAAACCAGATATAGAGATTCCCAAACAACATGCTATATCCAAATGGCATCATTTTATGCCGCCAGTTACTCCTTATTCTATTATTAAAACATTACGACCTATCAGCGGGGATTTCAAACAAGAATTAATGGAATCTATTAAACATGGCAAATCTACACAAAATGATATGATATCATTATTACATAGCCGTATATCCGCGTTTGGGTATGGTATTATTGAGGTTATTAATAAAATTGTTAAAGATAAAGATATGTTATTACAAACCTCCAGTCAAATTCCGTTCTTGGAAAATTCTTGTTGTAATGAGGAAGGTCCTAATTTAATTAAACCGATGGTTTATTTCAACAATGAAGACGAAAATATTAAAGTTCTCTTACAAAAGGTTCGCTCTATGATAAAATTTCAAACTACTATTCAAAAAATGTCTACATGTTCTTCTCTTTTTCATGACGAATCTACCCGATTACTTCATCCCGACTTACCTACCGGTAGATTAGAAGAGAACATTTATGCAGCTATCATATATTATTGTAATTTTGATAAAAATCTACCTGTACCGGATGATTTATTATCTATATCTGGCGAAAAACTACCTGATTACAAACCATCATGGTCCATGCTTGAAAAAATGGAGTTTATGAAACGTAATGGCAAATTATTCACATTGGAAACATTATATCATTTGATGACTATTATTAATACCCGTAATGTCATTGGTATAAACGTAACAGATTCTGTAAATATTGTGGATGGGTTAAATGATTTTATTGAACATTTGGATGTTACTGATTCCAACATATTTGGAGAACGCATACGACAGCATTTACGAAACGTCATTGCTCAATATAGTCCTACTAAAATGCACGATACATTTACACCTGAGTTGAATGACCTTACTGATTATTTATCTGTATGTAATCAACGTATGTACAAAAAGATTATGGAATTCTTTGACGATTATGGCAATTTATCTGATAGAGATTATGGCAAATTACGTTCCTATTTATTGGATATTACCAAATGGTCTATTGATAAAACGGATGACACAGTTAATATTTATGATAATGGACTATATACAGTTACACAATATATACAAAACGCTACGGTTATGCTTTCTAAAGTTTATCCTGAATTATTATTAAATAATGCGTCGCCTTACATGGTTGTTCCCCAACATTGGGGGTTGGCCGAAGACCATGTATTTGATATTGAAAACTTTTTACAAAAATATCATAATAAAATCATGGCATTTAGCGACGACTCCACTCTTAATAATATTTTACAGAATATTGTTGCACAAACTACTGATATAAATTTATTTATTAAATTATTACCATTACAAACCGATATTCAACGGGAAATTATCAACGAGTCTAATGATAAACAAATCCTTTCCTTTTATTCTTTATTTGGAAAAGAAACAATCTATTTGTTATTTACACATTGTTTCTATTTATTATTATGTAATTATATCAATCTCAGTGATGAACCTAATATTATTCGCAAAGATAAACATCTCTTAAAACAACAACGGAGAGAACATAATAATGAGGTTAGAGATTCTTCGCTACAAATGGGTGCTATTTCACAATCTGACGATAATATAGATGACTTAACTGAAATGCAAATATATACAGATACACAAAATGTTGATTTAAAAAACAGAACTGCTTCTTTACTATATGCTTTCTTACAAATTGAGATGGATAATAAAAAGGAAATCAATTATACATATGAGGAGGTTATGAAAAAAGTTAATATGGCAAAAGAACGCGAAAAGAAAAGTTTCGTTGACTATTTAGGCCCTGATAATATGTCAGACGAGTCCAGAAAGGCAGAAGTACTCATGAAAAAATACCGGTTAGGAAAATGGAATGTTGGACAACAACGTGGGTTAGTTCATTATGATAAAGAAACCTATACCAGAGAACGTAACGAAATGTTATCACAATTGAATGAAGATGTTGCTGGTAATCTACATCAAGTTGTTAATGACATGCGCAGAGAAATTTATGATATTGAACAGGACGATGATGTTGAAGCTACACATCAAGAACATGCAGAAGCGATTGATATTAGCGGGTTAGGGGATGATTATGATGATGGTGTATTTTATGACGAGGACAGAGAAGACAATTATGATTAACTGGTTTTTTGTTTTTATACATTGTTTTGTATAAACCACAGATTATTATTTATAGGCTTAATATAACTAATAAATGAATTACATTAAAGGATTTGTACACAATAACAAGGTTAATATCGCGGTTTTACTCTTTATATTTCTTGCATTCACATTGCATTTTTATCAACCATTGTTCCTATACACAGAAGATGGTGGATTTCGCGAGTTTGGTGTCGGTTACCGACATAAAACCGTTTTTCCCATTTGGCTGGTTATATTCTTGATGGCTATTTTTTCTTATTATGTTGTTTTGTATTATTTAGCGTATATGTAAGAATATAATCATAGAATTATATATTATATTTATCGTTACATGGACCTTCCTCAATTAATTGAAATCAATGCAAGTTCACATATACAACAAACCCTTCATAGATGCCATGTAAACCGAGTAAATTTCTACTATTATGTTCTTAATATTTCGGTTCTCTTAGTGTTCATTTGTATTGTTGGATTTATATTGTATTATTGTTATACTCGTAAACCAACCGAATACGAAAAACATCAAAGATTATTACAAGACCAAGAATATGTTGTTTCTAAAATACGGTATTACCAAGAAGATAGTAAACAAAAACGAGAACAACAATCATCCAGTATTACTGATTTACCGTTTATTCAAGCATAATATATATGTTATTATTATATATATATTAATGAACATTATTCATCAACAAAGAGAGCATATATTAGAGAATAATAACGTTGGTAAAACTGAGTTACGTGATGTTCTCGTAAATACCAATAAAAGAATAGAAAGAATTGAGTTTAAAGAATCATTGCATGGCGATTTGGATTTTTCTATTTTAAAGGAGTTTGGATTTGGTTTAGTTAAAGAAATCGTTATAAATAAAGGCGACGTTACCAGTGTTACTAATCTACCAGAAGGATTAATAAAATTCACATGTAATCATAATCTTTTATTTGAATTGGAGAACCTACCAAAAACAATTGAGGAAATCAATGTTAATAACAACTATATTGAGGTTATTGAGTTAGATTATCTTAAAAATTTACAGGTTCTCCATTGTTCCTCTAATAGAATGTCCAAACTTGAGAAATTACCTACATCACTTCGGGAATTGAGATGTGAAAACAGCACGGTTTTAGAGTCTTTACATCTAGGAAATACCAAATCTCTTCAGGTTCTCCATATATCTAATACAAGTGTTCATATCATTTATGAATTCCCCGATGGAGTTACTGATTTTGTTATGGAGAATACACCCAGTATTGAATTTCGTAATGCTGAAACTACTATTTCTTTAAATGCAGCCAAGAAAGAAGACGATGAACAACGACACAAAAATTATGTTGATACGTTGAATGAATATTTTAAAAAAAAATCCAAATACGAAAATGAATTATCCAAACTCAAGCGCAAAGTATACAAAAAGGCGTCTACTAAAAAAATGGGGCGAATGGCTGTTTTATCGGTTAAACCTGCATGTATTAAATGTCAACGCCCAGTTGGTACAACTTTTGGTATTAAAGACAGCAAATATATTGCATTATGTGGAGACCCACAAAACCCATGCAATTTGGATATCCAAATTTTCAATAGTTATATGACTAACTTTCGTGTGTTTTTTCAAGATTATAAACAACAAATTGAGTTGTCTAAGCAAAAAATCATATGTGATAAATTAGATGGACTATTTAGTTATATCACAGAAGAGGAATCTATTCGCATATTCAATGAAGAAATTAATACATATACCGAAATTACCAAATTGTACGAGGACTTTCTCAAAATATATAACAATAATTATGATAATGACCTTACTAAAGAGTTGGTTATCAAGAAAAACGTGCATATATTTAAACTGATTGAATCTATTAAATCATTACTTACTGAATACAAAAAAACGGATAATATAGAATTCTTAAAACAGGCGGTACGAGTACAAGTTGACCAAATCAATATTGAAGCCAGAAATTTACGTATGATTCAACATGAAGTTATGGAAATGGACCATAGACTACCGGTTGTTCCTAATGAAAAAACTATGGTTGTTCTTGATAAAGACTGCCAATTAGACATTAAAATCAAAAAAGATAGTGATGTATTGGAACATATCTTAGTGCAACGACCCGTTGAATTATCCAAAATGGAATATCTCGCCGACGAACCTCCCAGTATTATCAAATTTATTATTTAAACAAAATACTTTAAGTCCTCTTTTCAATTTATATATTTATCATAACCTACAAAATATATAAATGTATTTAACTCTTTATAACACAATTAGTTATTAATGGGTAATTTTACATATTATTTAAACATAATCCTTTAAGTCCTCTTTTCAATTTATATAGTTGTCAGAAAAAATCAGAAAAAAAAGTGGTTGCACTTTACCAAAAATGGACATTTTCAGAATGTCCTTTTTTGCTATATACGAAACACTTTTTTATTTCAGAAAACACGAAAAACCAATTTACAGCATAATGCAGCAAATCACGGATTTCTATAAATTATTTGACTGCATACTTTTTTTAATTACTTTTTGTAAAAAGGGTTTAGGCATTTTTTATGTAAGTATTATATCTTACAAATGACTTACAACAAAATGCCGAAAAATGCCGAAAAATATAATTGTGAAACATGCAACTTTAAATGCAGTAAACTAAGTAATTATAATAAACATATTTTGACTGCAAAACATGAAATACTTACAAATACTTACATAAAAAATGCCACTGCATTTTTATGTGATTGTGGAAAAGAATATAAGCATCGTCAAAGCTTAAATAATCACAAACGTCAATGTACCTATAAAATACCAGAAATTCCCACTGCAGAAACAAATGAGTTTGTAGAAGACCAACCTGAATCCACTGGGTATCATAGCATGATAGGAACATTAGTAAAAGAAAACCAAGATTTTAAGCAATTATTGATTGAGCAAAGCGCCCAAATGATGGAATTGGCAAAGAATTCCCAAACCATTAACAACACCACGAACAACAACACTCAGTTCAATCTTAATTTGTTTCTTAATGATACCTGTAAAGATGCAATGAACATATCAGATTTCCTCGGTAATTTAGATATCAACATAGACGAAATAGAATACATAGGACACAATGGCTATGTAAATGGTATGACGAAGATGATAATGGAACGCTTAAAGGATATGGATATCACGAAGCGACCCATTCATTGTACAGATATCAAGCGAGAAACGATGTATATAAAAGACCAGGACGAATGGAGTAAAGACACCGATGAGTTAACAAAGCTACGTAAGATATTAACCCGTATAACAATGAATAATTATAGAACGGTACCTCAATGGAAAACCGCTCACCCGAAGTGCGAGGAAATGGATACACGTGATTATAATTTCTGTTATAAAATGATGCGAGTAATATTGGGAGATGTGGAAGAAGCCCAAATAAGATTGGATAACAAAATAATCAAAACGATGGCGAAAGGATTATTTTGTAAATAGTAAGTTCATACACACTGACTATGTCACAAATTATATTAAGAATATATAATTTGTAATGATTTTTACTCATGTTGATATTACTCACATTGATTATAATTAGAAATTCCATCCCATGCAATATTATTCATATTAGCCCAACCCTTTTTAGAACATATGGGAATTTCACTATCCAGCATATTTGCCAATTGAGTAGTGCCATTACTACCATTCTTAACAATGGGATACGTAACAGATTGAACGATATCGGTAGAATCACTTGCACGCATTGAACCAATATTAGATGTACCAAATGCAGGAACTTTGCACCATATTTTCTTGTCATCATCCGTATACGATTCCCATAAATCAGGACAAGTATTTGTAACGGGAGGATAGACTGCATCTGTGTTTCCACCTTTTTTATTTCCCACCATACGAGAGCCAACAATAGTTAATACTAATATTAATAAAATTATCGCGATAGCAATAGTTATAAAGTAAAACCACTCCATTATATATTAATGTTACAAATTATTCAGTACAGACTATTTCATATTACTAAATATTTAGTAATTTGTATATTTATTTCTTAATAAAGATTATACCAATAAAATGAACTTGACCAGTATAGATATATATCAAACCAATCAAATATTAGATAAATCTGTATCTAATGGACGAGTTAATATAATGGAAGAACCCTCACCCGAAATTCAGTTTAAAATGCAAGAACGTATTGCGATAAAAAACAAAACAACTGAATATAGAGGAGCTATTGCTGGCGATTTAGAATCAAACTTATTATCTACTGTTTATTTTTCTGCAGACAATATTCAAATCGTTCAAAATGGACTTCGTGCAGGTGTTTATAAAATGTCTGGTGATAATTTTGTTATCGTCCCGCAAAATATGGATACATTGAAAATTATCATGCGAAGTATTTTTTTACAATACGCAGAATTTGATATGAATAATATAAAAAGCGAGGTTACCCGATTAAATCAAATGGTTCTTGATTATGCAGTACCCAGTGTATATAATGAAGCAGTTGGTTACATGAAATATCGTGAGGATCAGAGCACAATAGCAGTTCCATTATCATTACCCCAACAAAGTGACCGCGAATACAAACAATTGGAATTAAAACCTTTTGTATAATCTGTTTATTTTATGTAAGATATTTTACTGATATATCTTACATACAAAACGTGTAATATAATGTTCTCCATAAAGGTGTAAAATAATATCTTCCACTTAATAAACATCAAGAAGAACACGAATATCACCCACTATTTGATAATACAGACATCAGTAAATATATTGCTTGTTATTTATAAAATTGATTATATTATATGTTTTTTATTCAGTAACAAATGCATAACAATAGGATTATAAAAAATCCATTTTTAATAAAGTTATATAAAAACAATTAACCTTTTATATTAATGATAGAGTTGGATGGTATCACTATAGGTCACCCCGAACCGTGCAGTTGCCGCCTGTTTAGTTGCTTTTCATCAAAAAAGATTATTATAAATGGTAAATACTATGAGGATTATATATTTTATAAATTATACCTTAGTAAAACACATTTATATAAACGTTATTTCCATGATGAGAATTGCGATGATGAGAATTATGAAGTAGGTAAAATAACTAGATTTATAAAAACAGATCATGAATATTTATTATGGATTGATAATACTTCTGCATACAGTAATCCGTTGTTGAAAGTGAAAACTTATGATACAGAAATTCATATTCAATACTACACACAAAGAGTGTGGTTTCAGACTTTTTTACCGAAAGATCAACATAAAATTTTTTTAAAAAGCATGAATGATGCATATACCATTTATCATGGTGATGATATCGTGTCATCGTGTTAATTTTATTTTGTGGTTTGTCTCATTTTACACCCTTGAAACTTTAAAATGGGACAAAATATATAATTTAATAGTATATAATAATGTCTAAACATAAAAGTGAAGATTATAAAATTAGTGCTGTTAATTATTATTTAGATAATGATGTAAGTATGGATTATGTATGTAATATTTTTATTTGTAAGAAACAATCTTTATCAAGATGGGTTCAAAGATATAATAATGATAAATCTATTAAACGATACAGTAGAACACCAATATCCTATAAAATTACAAAACAGCAAGTAGATTATGCTATAAAATTATTAAAACAAAATGAACAAATTACTATGTTAGAATTATCTAAACAAATTAAGAAGAAATATAAAGATTTTAATGTTACACCACAATGGTTAGGAAAAGTATTAAGAGATACTAATAAAACTAGAAAAAGAACAAGACATGAGCATTTTCCAACTACAAAATATAATAAACCTATTGATAAAAAAATAGAATTAACAAAATTTTATAAGGAGATTAAAAAATATCCATTAAATAAAATTATTAGTATAGATGAAACATCTATTAGTCCAGCAATGATAATGGAATATTCAAGATGCGATATTGGTAAAAGATGTATTATAAAAACTGATGATAATTACGTATTTAAGAAATTTACATTATTATCTGCTATATCTAATGAAAAATGTTTGGGCTGGATATTATATGAAAAAGGTGGCTCAACAAAAGAAAGATTTGTAGAATTTTTACAAAATAATATTTTTCAAAAGTATAAAAATTATTTACTTATTTTAGATAACGCAAGAGCACACAATAACAATTTTGTTAAACAAGCAATAATAGATAGTGGTAATAAATATTTATTTACAGTTCCATATACACCTAAAACTAATGCTATTGAAATGTGGTTTAACCAAATAAAACATTCATTAAAGTTAAATAAGAAAGTATTAAAATTAACACTATATAGCAATAGAAGTGGTAAAAATATTGCATCACATCTGGCTTCACACGCAATAGCGAGAGGGTCAACAGATAATCTTAGT